GTCGTTCCAAAAGTTTAAATCCGCTTCATTCAAGACGTAACCAGAATCTAAAAGTTTAGATACTCTTACAAACTCATCTACGTCAATACCTAAATTACGCAAGGCTTCATCAGCCTCTTGCTGTTCTCTAGTTCTAGCTTCAGGATTAACGCCACCAACATCTGCGTCGAATAGCGTTCTAGCTTTATCCACCATGTAGTCCATAGCAATAGCTGCTCGTGCTGCACGTGTAAAGTTAGTCCACCCTGTTAGACCAGTGGCTTTAAAGAATAGTTCATATGCCCGCTGTGATAATTGATTAGTCTCTGTAACGCCTGTCACAGTAGCTGCACCAACATCCCACTCATAAAACCCTAATTCTTGTAGTCTTTCTTGGCCAGAAGTTAAAGCTCTTTCTTTTGCACCAGTAGCTACATCAGTAATAGAGCCTGCTCCTTGCCACATAGCTTTAGCAAACTCTTCTCCCATGGTTTTTAAACTTCCATTCTTACCGAAGATTTGGTCGCTTGTTAAAGCTTTATGCACTAACGCGGCTTCAACAATTGAAGACACAGTTGCAAGAGGAAGTCCTGCTAGAGTAGTAAGCATCATAAAACTTCTTTGTATTCTCTGCAAGGCTTTACCTTGAGCTGATGTAGGACGTTTATAGTTTCCTGATTCAGCATCTAAGTAATCCTTCATTCGTGAAGCAACTTTGTTAACTTCCTCAGGAGATACACCCTCACTCACCATATCATCGAGAAGTTTATTAACTACTTCTCCATTCTTACCTATATATTTTCTATGAGCTACGTACCGTGCGGCTGACTTCGCTGCAGTTGAAACATTAGCAAACATATCTTGATCCATATAGTCTTTAAATGCTTCTCTCTCTGAAAGACGTAGAGTTCTACGCCTATGCGCTGCAGGCACAATACCTCCATTCGTAACAGAGAATGCTTCATCAACGTCAGACACTTGAGGATTATCTAGTATTTCGTCTACTAACTTCTTAGCATCTGCATGCGTCATCCTATTATTAGGATCATTTGCAAATTCATCTACTAAAGCCTGTTGAAATCCAGCTCTGTCTTTCCTAACCGCAGTTTTGTTTAAAGCCTTATACTTAAATAGGTAATTAGAAACTACGCCTAGCTCAGGGTTGTATTTCCTTTGGTCCCTATGCATATCAGCAGCAAGCTTATTCAGCTCCGCACCTAACTGGCGTATGACATCAGCATTCGGGCCTGTAACTCTATCAGGTTGAAACACTCCATTAACAACAGCAGCATTAAGCCTGTTATAAATATCTTGACTGATCTGCCCACGCTTCTTCCTATTCAACCATCTAGCATTGCCAGATAGCGTACGGTATACATCATCAGGTCTAGATATAGTATTCTTATACTTAGCTAGTATATGTTGCTTTGCGCTTTCAAAGCTTGATCCACTAAACGTTCTCTGCAATCCACCACCAAACATGTCGGCAAGTATTCTTGCAGATCTTGATCTAGCTTTTAACTCAGGTGTGAAGATATTACGAGTAGCGCCTTGCCATAGTTGAGATACATTTAAAGCATTCTCTTTAAACACATCCCAAGTTGTACGTTCTCTATTGGATAACCTATGTTGATCTGATCTATCATTAAATGATGGGCCTGTAGTAGAAGGTCTATTAAAGATTTCTTCTGCTATCTCCTCAACAGATTGTATCCTCCCATTCTGACGCCTCTCCCAATCAGCCCACATACCAGCATCTGATGCAGTGGAGTTATCAGCATCATCTAACCTGTAAGCTAGATCAGCCCAAGCTCCCGTATTGTAGACAGCTCCAGGCACAGACATAGCACCACCTAGAGATCCGCCTGCGACAGCACCAGAGATCATCCGGTTATTAAGATCACCGAAGTCAAAGCCTTCTTGTAGGTGTGCTGCTGTGTAGCCTATAGCTTCTTGCAAAGCTTCAGTACCAGCCTCAGACGCTCCACCTAATCCAACGCGCGTAGATAAATCTTTAAACACTTGCTTCTTAGCGATTTGCTGTTTAGCAATATCTCTAACATTACCTACTAATGCTGCAGCTTCTCTGCGAGTAGCCTCAAGAACACGGGCTTGAGCCATGCGTCTTGGTACACCCTGCCGGACAAGTTCTTCTGTGGCTTGTCTTATAACCTGCTTTGGTTTACCTGCTGCTACAATCCCCTTTAAACCGAGACGGTCTAATGCTGCTTGCATAACACCAGCACCGATTGCAACACCAGCATTTTTATTTTCTCCTTCCATCTCATTCCACACTTGCCCAGTGTAGAGCGAAACAGGGAGAAGCATAGAAGTACCATATGTAAATGGAGCTCCTAACGCGCCAATAGCAGTACCAACCATGTATGGAATAGATAACGCTAAGTTATTGCCGAGATAATCAAACGCTTCTCCCGCGCTATCAACATCTCTAAAATCTAAAGTAGTTTCCCCGTAGGAACCAAGAAGATCACGCTGACGCTTCACTCCCTCCTCACCAATGTCGGCTAACCAATCAGACCCAGTAGTTTCTCCCATCATATTCATGATGCCGTAGCTAGATTCCATAACGCTAATCCAGCCTTGCTCCCAAGAATCTGAGAAGGGGTTTAGTGATTGGTTATTTATATCCCTATCTAAGTGGTCAATTTGAGTATTACTATGGGAAAAGTAATTACCAAGACCAGAGCGCTTTGCATTTGCAAGTTGCTGCTCGTTCAATGCAGTCTGTTTAAATCCTAAAGACTTTGCACCTTCTTGTAAGGCACCATCTTCAATCATCTGTCTCGCAGTATCCCACTCATCCTTCGCAACGCCTACCTCAGCGTCACGCTCTCTTGAGTTCTGACCAAGAGCCGCACGAGTCATATCCATACTAGAAGCATATTTAGTAGGCTCAAATATACCTTCTTTCAATACACGGTTTACAAATGAATCTCCTGCATCATCTGTTAGATCAACGATAGGCCTACCAAACTGGCCAACCATAGGTTTACCATCTTCACCTATAACCGGTTTGATATTTGTATAACCTCGATCGCGTGCTAGCCTAGCGATAGATTCCGTAGCTACTTGTCCACCAGCTTCACCAGGTTTATACTGGTTATCGAATAGTTTTGAAACTTCAGGAGCATCAAACCCCTGAAGCCTATATAGATTACCTTCATTATCCTGAACAGTATCCGCGTCAATAAAATTTAAACGATCGTTAAGGCTCGTATCTGGACGATTTTGTATGTTATCTAACCAACCCATATGAATCTCCTTAAGACTGTTTATTTTGCACTATTGATTTGCTCTTTTAAGAATTTAAAGAACGGTGTTTCAGTATTAGATGGTGTGTACTTAGACTGTTCTTCTTGACTTAGTTTTTCCCATTCAATTAATATTGAGTCAACAATCTGTACATCTGTTACGTTCTCAGCAGAACCACTACTTGTGACAATACGTTTAGCAGTGGTGAGGGCTTCACTTATCTTCTCAGCACTCATCCGCTCACCCGCATTATCTCCTTCAGTGAGAGTAAATATACCTCTCCCAGTAGACATTGCAGTAACGTACTGTGCTTGTAGATAAGGCTTAAGGCTTTGGCCCGCTTTACCACCATCTTTAACATCTCTCAATAAATCATTGTAAGCGTTACGGATAATAGTAGGCATATAGGTTTCATCCACATTATTATCAATAGCCCATTTAGCAATATCTCCACCTACAACTTCAGGTGTTAATTGGGTTATTGTCCTATCACTATCTTCGATACCAGCAAGATCCCTTTGAAGACCTTTAATTTGGTTAGCATAGTTTTTGCCTGCCTTTTGAACTGCTTCTCTATATTCAGGAGTTCTTGGTTGAAGCGCTGGATTATCATTCCAATATCCAGGAATTCTTTCACCAGTTTTAGCATTAACCCAGATGTTTTGATTAGTTCCTACGTTTACTTTCATAGCTCTAATACGTTGACCACTAGGGCTAAACACTGCTTTATATTCCCCTGTGCCTTCGCGCATAGCTTGCTTTGGAACTAGGTCTTCTAAGTTTTTACTTTTACTATACGCCTTAATCGATGCAGTAGTATGGTCGCCTTCTTCCATTAACTCTTTGACATACTTACTATGTGCATCTCCACGAGATAGATAGTCTTTACCAGCAAACGCAAGTGCCTGCCCAGGTGTTGCACCAGTTAACATAGCACCAACAAATAGAACAGCTGCACGTTTCAACTCATCCGCTGTGAAGAGGTCTCCAAAGAATCCTTTAATAGCAGACATAGCTTTGGATTCTTCAGCTGGATTTTCAGCAATAACTGCAGCACCTTTACTTGCTGCTTCATCATTACTTATATTAGAAGCTGGACCTTCACCCTCATCAACTTCTGCAACTTTACTTCTAACAGTTGCTTCACGTTGACTAGAGTCTTGCGCCTGCTCAACAGTTTGACGTTGGTCAGGACCGCGAGGATCGTCAAAGTCTACTGTAGCATTCACATCAACCACATCTGCAAGAGCTAATGCATCTAATGTTTCAGGACTACTAGGATCCATAAGAGCTAACTCATGAGTTGATGGGATTACAGTTCCGTCTAACGTAGGAACATTTTCAGGACCTAACTCAGCAATAACTCCAGGCGATAAAGCGCCAAGGTGATCTGCTTCTGCGTATATACCAGGTCCTAGGTTTCCTATATCAGGCCTAGAATCATGTATACCCGGCGCCGTTAAATCAGTATAACCTAAGTTGCGCTGATCTTCAATGATAGGGTCTACAACATTTACTAAATCGTTGCGTCTCCTAATTTCATCTGAAGCAGTTTCATCTCCATCATCTGATAGTGTAATCAAAGCATCTTCGCTTAGTTGAGAGTAATTAATAGGTGAAGGCTGTGGTGGAACTGGAGGGGCTTGCGCTACAAGTCCCGATTCAATAGGCCTATCATTAGCATAACTAGGATGAGCTGCAGCTTTTTGATGTAGCACATTGTTAAACGCTTCAATACGTCTAGGATCTCCTTCAGGAAACTGACGAGCATACTCTCTTAGCTGTGCATTATGCTTTAGTCTATTTGCTTCTGCAATATCTTCCCTTTGCTCAACAATTTGAGATGAAGTATTCAGCAATGCCTCATCACTCATTGGTGCCGGTGCAGTATCCACAACTATTGGCTCTGCATCTACCGTAGGATTAGGCATAGTCGGAATGTTAAGCGGTGAGGGTGGGACCATTGTGTTAGATGTAGGTTGAACTACATTGTCTTGACCTGGACGTACAGGCATATTAGAAGTTAAGTCAAAAGTAAAGGGAGCAGGATTAGGATTTACGCGAGGTACTCTATCCTCATTAATAGTAGGCGCATTGCCAGTGTGACGAGGATCACTAGGTCCTACCCATATGTAACTTTGCGTAGCAGAATCCCATACCTTCTTCTTTCCTCCAGCTCTACCGCCGGGATTTAAATGTTGCACAGGACCTCCTTGGTTAAACACCATTCCACCTACGTACTGGCTAGGGCCTCTACGATAAAGATCGCGTTGCAAATCCTCAGCTACGGAGGGAACTGCCTGCATTTCAAATTGACGAGGCATTAAGTAATTATACGTGCTAACAGCAGCGTCCCTAAAATAATCGCTCCAAGAAAAGCCATCATCTGCATCTTCAGCAGGTACCTCCCCTGTAGGATTTTTAATCTGTAAAGGCCGAACGTTTGTTTCAGGTCCTAAATAGATTTCATTACGTAACTGGGGATTAGACTCTTCCTTAATAGTTCCAGGAGGACTATAGCTAGGATTAGGAATAAGCTCTTGTTGTGGTGCAAAGTCAGGAATAAACACACCAGCATCAGGGTACCCTTGCACAGGCACTTCTAACATAGGAGAAGGCTGTACTTGTTGAGGTACTTGCGGCATCACAACAGGTTGTTCTTGCTGCGGAAGTGTAGGTGTTTGATCCACCTGTACTTCTTGAGGTATTCCTACAGAAGTAGGTCTTGATTTAGGATTTATGGATGTTTCTACTGCTCCTGTTTCATTTGTGGTTATGATAGGAGGTAAGTAATGATCCATACCTTTATCCATCCAATCTGGAAATAATGCCTTCGCTCTATCTAAATGAGTTATATTTCCAGCGTCTTCGTACATTGTATTTAATTTTTGAGAAACAGTGCCGGGCATACCGCCTGCAAACTCATCTGTCTTACCATGTGCTTTAGGTCCAACTCCACCAGCATTTATAGAAGAGTATAGGTCAAGAGCTCCATGTTCTCCTGGCTTAAATCCTCTAGCTAAAGAGTGTTTAACAATCGCACCAGGAACCCAGTTACCATCTTCACCCATGTATCCTAATTGCGACCTTAAAGATGAGTTTTTAGTATTGAACTCAACATCAAACTCATCTGCTATAGAACCTTTTGCAACCGATCCATCTTTACTTCCTGTTCCAAACTGAATAAGCCCTTTGTGCATTCCGTGTTTAGTCACTGGACCTTTTCTCAAAGGATCAAATGTTCCGGCTGTTTCGTAAGATATAACAGTAGCTAAATCTAAAGGAGATATTTTAAGTATTTTTGCGGTTTCAATTATACCTTCTTGCAAGTCATAAGGTTTGAATTTATCTGGTCTTGCTTTAGGCCTTAGAGATGAACCACCAGTATTTAAAGAGAGTACTCCCATATTCCCCTCCGCGCGTGCAGCCAAACCATTCTCATTCATTTGTTCGATGATAGGACCGTACATCTCCGTAGCTTCCTTATTGAGGACGTACTCCCCTGGGGTGAGCATCGCGGGGACGCTATCCCTATTTGTTGGATCAGTAAGATCTTTCATATCTATCTCCCTTCCCGACTTATGAAGTATGGGAATCCGACTTTCTTTGCGTGCTCTTCTCGAGCTGCTTGCTCTTCTAGTCCAGCCTGCGATTTGTAGACGTGAGGAGAGCCTGTCTCCTTATATGAAGGGAACGTTTGACTTCCAAGAATACTTGTCATAATCGCTGGAGGTTCTTGGAATGCTACAGTTCCACTGCGTACCATACCAGATTCTTTAATAGCCTCACGAGCTAGCTTAGCAGCGTGAGCTTCTTCAGCACGGCGTTCCTTAGCAGCAGCCGCTTTATCTGCACGCTCTTGCGCTTTCTGAACTTCATACTCTTTCATCTTCATCTTATGTTGAGCAGCAGAGAAAAAGTTCATTGGTTGAGCTTCACCACCGTGGTTATAACCCATACGCTTCTTCCCTATAGGTCCACCAACATTCATGCCACCAAACATAGCTGTAAGAATCTTAGTAAATACTTGCTTACCAAAGTCTTCCGTAGTTTCTTGCATCATACCTTTCTGCATATGTGGTGCTGAGAGAGGACCTGTAGGAGTTATAGGAGTTACTGCAGCGTTTGATTGAGCAATCTTAATTTCTTGCTGTCGCTTTTGCTGTTCTCTTGGATCATAATACATCAGTACTTCTTTCTCCCTATAGGTCCACATACTCGGCCGCCTTTATTCATAGGCCCAAATAAGTCTCTTCCATCAAACCCTGCGCCAACACCAAGTCCACCTTTCATAGTAGCACCAGAAAGATTTTTAATAACTTTTTCAGATGGAGGTGTGTATGGTTTTGCACCTTGCTTTTTACGTTCTTCGCCACCAGTTGTTGCTATATTTTCAGCACGCTTCTTACTATAGTAGGTAGGAGCATAAGATTGGTTTTCAGAAGCTTTAATTCTGTCTAGCCTCAACTGCTCAGCAACTGAAATTCCCTTCTTCCTAGGAGGTGGAGCAACTGCAGCAGAAGCTCGGCTTTGTTTAGATTCTTCATACCTAACTTCACCCGCTTTTCTAGCTTTTGCTAATGCATCATTCAACCATGCATCATGAGCTGCGCTATCGTATGATAGTTTTACAGGAGAAGTTCCTTGTAAGTACTGTGCGATAGCCCCTTGTGCATGTCCGCCTTGAGGTATACCTGTCTGCGTACCTGCGTTTGGATTATGAGTCCATACAGATGTTGGAGCTGTGGAGGGAGTATACGTACCTGTAGGGGGAGGAGACCAAATACCCACATTAGCACCCGGCTGTATGGGAGGTCCTGACTTCATAGTTGGATTACCACCAAAACTCATATCACTTGCCTCTCTTAGTAGAGATCTGCTTCTGTCCAATAGCAGGAGAACCCATCAATCCGAATAGACGTTGTATACCTTGGTAAGCAGCGTCTCCTTCATTCTGTCCTTGTTGTTGTAAAGCATCTCCAACACCTTGCAGCATATCTGAACCAGTTTGAAATCCTTGTTGCAATGTACCAGTCGCACCTAAAGTACCACCAGCGCCTTGCATAGCAAATCCTCTCCGGTTCGCTAACTCATTAGCCGCTATATCAGCACCCGTTTTAGTTAGCGCTTGGTTCATAGCAGCTTCACTTCTAGCAGAACCTAAATTCCCTTGATGGGAATATTGTCCAGCTAGTCCACCCATTTGATCTTTAACAGCTTGACCAATACTATCTTTCATAGCCGCTGTTTGTTTACCTAAAGCATCCGCTCCAAACAGTCCTGTGCCCGCAGCCGCATCTCTATATGCTTGCGTCCCACCATAGGCATCGTGCGCGATTTGATCCATCACACCACCTTGCCCACCAAGTTCTGCTTTAGCCTTCATAGCTGCTTGTTGCTCGGGAGTTAAGTTTTCTACGTGGGAAAACGCACCATCACCATGTAAAGATACTGCTTGATTTAACGAACTCTCTACCGCGGGACGAGCCCAATCAGGTAATCCTGACTCTGTTGTTTGACTTCCACCTCCACTCATCGTGTGGCACCTCCATTATAATTCTTTCATCAGTGTTGTGTATGGTTCTTCATACCCATAATCCTTTAATGCTCGGACCCAACCCTTCCTTCCATAGACGGAAGCGTACTTACATTCCATATCTCTACCGAATTGTTCAAGCATCTCTAATATCTCTGGGCCGTGTTCAAACCAACCCTCTGAAGTTGTACAGACAATTACCATCTCTTTATATTGCTTATGCGTAAGTAGTCTGGTTATGGCGACGCCATTGATAACTCCATGTTCCTCTTCCCTAACCCAACATTGACAAATGAATTGTTGGCATTCGATGAAGATGTCATACGTAGTTAAATCCCCCAACCCATAGGCGAGGGATTTACGTACGTAAGGTTCGATGATGTGCCAGCGTAGTGCTAGCTCCTCACCAGTTAGCATTCTTGTCCCCATTAAAATATATCCTGTACTAAAGCCTCATTTGGAATTGTTCCAGTAGAAGGATAGTCTAACCACTGTTGTCTCCACGTAGCTAGATTACTCTGTTGTGTTGAAGTTAACGAGTTATACCATATTGGATTAAGCTTATCTATAGTAATAGAAAAAACTTTAGTTCTTTCACTCTGTCTTTGTCTTGCATACTCTGACTGCATCACAGAATCTGATATATTATCTGTAGTCAAATATTCGCGAGTCCCGAAGTCGCTGTGGTTAGCATCATCAGGAATTTCGATAACGTTAATAATAACACCATCTTTTTCTATTGTTGCTTTCATACTACGTCTCCGTTATAACAATGCGACCCGCAGCACCATTACCTCCTGGAGAGTTGCCATAGCTTCCACCATTAGCACCACCTCCGCCTCCTGGTTCATTACCATTTTGTGTAATTGAACCACCATTACCACCATTATCAGAAGTACCAGCTGAAGATGTTTGGCCTCCCCGTGCTTTCGTAGAACCACCACCACCTGCATGCGTCACGTTAGCAGTAGCTCCACCGGATAAATATCCATTACTCGATAAACCTGAAGTAGAACCACCACTTTGTAAAAGAGAAAGGGTAGCGATAGCACTAACAGCGGTTGAAAGTGATCCAGACCCACCGGGCGCGCTACTGCGTTGAGATTGGTTGCCTGCGCTACTACCTCCGGTTCCGCCGGAAGCTGTCGCGTTGCCGACGCTTGGTACTGTAACAGTTGTAGTACCTCCACTTCCTGCTCCTTCATTAGTATCATTACTTCCAGTACCACCACTACCAATAGTGTAAGAAATACTTGTGCCAACACCACCTAAGTTTGATAATGAAGCTGTAAAACTAGCGTAGCCTCCACCGCCTCCACCAGTGCCATTCGTGTGTCCACCTCCACCTCCTCCACCAGCGCCCCATATCTCAATCTTAACTGTTTGAGTTTGTCCGCCTTGGAGGGTGTACGATCCAGAGGAAGTAGCTGAGTGGAGAAATCCAGTAGGTCTCCATACAGATTGCCCACTAGCAATAGAGAGATAGTTCCCATCAGACGCACCAGTCACACTTAACCTGTTGACAGATATACTTCCCGTAGTAATGTTGCCACCATCAATGTTAGTGATGGTAGCTCCGCCTGTTACAAAGTCTCCACTGGAGAAAGTAACTAGTCCAGAGAACTCTGTAGCTTTTACAGGAGTTGCACCAGTTGCGGTAGTAGTTGTAGCGGTTCCGGAAGTATCATTAAATACCACAACGGAAGAGTATACACTATCACTACTTGTTGCGCTTTGCGTAGGAGGAGATTCTGACCACCCACTAGACATACCAGATAAAGCACCAGTTGACCAAGTCACAGTGGCAGCAGGCGCTGAAGGAGCTGTAGCAACCGCTGGGTTTGTATATATAGTTCTTTGGGCTAATCGAGGAGCATCCGCACCATCATCACCGTCTTGTCCATCAGCTCCATTTTGAGCTAAGATTTGAGGTGAAGACCATGTAAGTGAGGTATCAGATCCTGTTGCGCCTTGCACAGTAGCAAGACTAGTAGATACATAAATTGGATTTGTCCCGGATGGAACGCTTGTACTCCATCCACTTGGCGCAGTTCCAGAGTTTGTGCCAAAGTTATAAGCACCTCCTGTGGGAGTACTTGGAGCTGAGCTAGCTCTAATATAAATTGGAAATAAGAATGTGCTTAATCCATCCGCTCCATCAGTCCCATTAGTACCATTTTCAACAAACAATGTAGGTGTCGACCAGTTGACAGAAGTATCGGTTCCAGTATCTCCTGATATACTAAACAAATTTCTTGTAGCGTATATCGGGTTATTACCGCTGGGCACTGTGTCAGACCACCCTGTAGGATTTGTAAGCGTGTTATTACCAAAGTTAAAGCTTCCATTAGTAGGTGCGCTTGGCGCAGAAGTTGCGCGTTGGAATACTATAGCTTGATAAGTAGATACACCATCAGAGCCTGCGGCACCGGTAGCACCAGTACCTCCATCATTACCATCAGCACCATCAGCTCCATTTTGAGCTAATAATGTAGGTGTTCCCCAAGTTAAAGTAGAGTCTGTACCTCCACCTCCTGCCGCGCTTATAGCAGTAGAGACTGACATGTACACAGGGTTATTTCCTGAAGGAACACTTGTATACCAATTGTTAGGAGCTGTTAAAGTGTTATTAGTAAAGTTATAGCTGCCGCCAGACGATGGAGCACTTGGCGCAGAGGATGCTCTTTGATATATTGATACAAATGCTACTGAAGATCCATTACTACCAGCGGCACCATCAACACCATCTGCACCATTTTGAGATATTATTACAGGTGTGCTCCACGTAAGTGAAGAGTCTGTAGCAGTTGTTCCTTGTACAGAAGCAACAGTTGTACTTATATATAGAGGATTAGTTCCGGAAGGTACAGTAGTAGACCACCCAGTAGGAGCGGTACCTGTATTATTTCCAAAGTTATAACTACCTCCAGTAGGAGCTGATGATATAGTAGAACTAGACCTTTTGTAGATTGGAAAGAAATAAGTGCTTAACCCATCAGCCCCATCAGTTCCGTCAGTTCCGTTAGTACCATTAGTTCCGTTAGTACCATTTTGAACAAACAATTCAGGTGCACTCCACGATACAGTTGAATCTGTACCTGTATCTCCTGAGACGGAGAACAATCCGCGGGATGCATATATTGGATTAGTTCCTGAAGGTACTGAAGCTGACCATCCTGAAGGGGTTGTTAAAGTATTTGTACCAAAGTTAAAACTTCCACCCGAAGGTGTGCTTGGAGCGGATGCAGCACGTATAAATATTAATGCTTGGTATGTAGACCTTGCGTCTGTCCCAGGCGCGCCAGCTGCTCCATCTTGTAGATATAAATCAGGAACACCCCAAGTTAAACTAGAATCTGTGCCTGTACCCCCTGCAGCGCTAGTAGCTGTACTCAAGGATATATAAACAGTTCCTGTTCCAGATGGAACGCTTGCACTCCAACCAGTCGGAGGAGATATAGCATTGCTGTTAAAGTTATAACTGCCTCCTGTAGGAGCTTGTGATATAGTAGAGCTTGACCGTTTATAAATAGATAAAGCAGCTACCGATTTACCATCATCCCCATCAACACCGTCAGCGCCATCTGCACCACCAGTTCCTAAAAGCGCTGCAGTATTCCATGAGTTAGACCCGGTTATAGTACCGCTTCTTGCCGCAACATACCGTAGAGTAACCCATACGTTATCACCACCTGTAGTAGGAATCGTTGAAGTCCATCCATTATTCGCAGATGAAACTATGGGTGAGTTTTCAAAATTATATACTACACTAGTAGGTAAGGTTGGAGCAGTAGAATTTGATGTTGATCTTTGATATAGGAAAAGCGCTGTGCTTCCAGAATCCACACTCGATTGAGACGCTGAGATTTCCCCTGCGTTTAACCCTTGGTTTATCAAACTTGTTAGTCGGTATGTCCAACTATCTAGTTGCGGATCACCAGTAATTGGAGGGTGGATTAAAGTCGTCATTAGCGTTGACCTCCTTTAGAAACACCAAATTGCATTCCTGTAAGATTAAATGTATTTGATGTGGATGTATGCGTAACTCTGTAGTTTAAAAAGCGACCATGCACTCTTATGTCTTGCTTATAATCGTTAGCAATGTTAAAACTAGTTGTGTTCATTTGGCCACTAGCAGAAGCAGTAGGATCTTTATTATCTCCAGGAGCATTTGATCCAACAGCATCTACTTCTAATGTTCCACTACCTTCAACTATGAAAGCAATGGATGATAAAGATTCTGTGTCAAACTCAGGAGTTATAGAGATTCTTCTACGCTCTACGTAAGACTCACTTAGATAATTCTCATTCACTGTCTTTAGTTTTGTAGCAGTTGCTAAGATTAAATTATTATCTATGCTGTCTAGTGCAAGTGGAGCGGAGCCAACTCTTTTTGTCCATACATCTTTTCTGTAATTCCAAACGTATTGAGTTGCATTATTTCTATAGAACCATATCTCATCAAACAAGTTAAAGCGTACTGCTTTGTAATCATGGCCTTGCCTAAAGATACTTCTTACTCTTCCATCTGCGATTGATGCAATTGATCCTGGATGCCCAGCAAAAACGTACACATCTCCTGAGCCATACACAATATGTTTACCATCAACTTGTAAAACAGATCCAGTATTATTAGCACCGTAGCTATCTGTTATAGTCGAAAACTGAAAAGGTATAAATGAATTACCAGTGCGCTGTAGAGCATGTATTGAAGTATCCGTGTAGATGTACAATACTCCTTGCAGTTCAGCCATGTCCTGGATTGTCCCTGTTGACGAGAGAGTGAACTCATCAGCAGTACTAGCACCTATCTCAAACGGGTTCCATCCTAACGGCATATTTCCAGGCGGAGCAACGTCTGAAGTTCTAACTACACCTGTTAGTTTCCTACCATTACCACCAGTCTCTGCTAGATTACCTGCGACTAATAGATTTCCGTAAGCTCTAATAACACCTGCTGTTACAGCTGTTACGGGGTTTTGTGCTACGAGAGAAATAATAAATTGGCTTCCGCCTAATCCATCATTAGGAGTAAACCTAAACGCCGTAGCAGACACATTATCAATAGTTCCAATATCTACTAGTGTTCCATCCGGTGTAACTCCATTAACTGATCCATTAACAGTTACAGTTTCAGAGCGTCTAGGTGTAGCTGCGCTTTTAGGAATCATTTCTACTTTTATCTTATCACCTGAAGCAAGAGCTGTAGAAATAGTTTTATACGCGCCTGTTTCTCCTTCGTACTCAAAGGTTTTAATAGCTGTGCTTGGTGCATAGCTTTCCCACCCTGGTAGCTTTTTAATTACCGGAGTGGAGTCGTCTTGTATATACATTGGCGCCTGAGCACCATTATTAATAATGATGTGAAATCCACCATTGAATAAAGTATGCTGCCAATTAGAGCTATCAGATATAGATATAGACTCTGGGTTTGTGTAAGACACATTACTATAGCTAGCATTTAAAATCTGTAAAGTAGTTCCACGGATAACAACGTACTTATCTCCAGAAGGAGCAGGCCAAAAAGCTACATAGTCTATACCAGTAGAAGTAAATCGGTCTGTTTCTCCAGGAAACTTTTGTACTGCTCCATCACGGAACCGCACGTTTTGAACATCGCTAAAGACATTTGGTGGGAGAGATACTGCAGGAGTATCAACTACTAGCCCAATCTCTGTCAGATTAGAAATAGTTAAAGGTTCTGTTGGCATCTCTGCCTCCTACGTTTATTCGTCTTTCTTAAGCTTAGGAAGTACAAACTTCCAAACAATAAATCCCACTACTGCGGCGAGGATAACATACTCAAGTAATGAGTTTGGCATCATCGTTGTAGCTGGTAAAGCTGCTTCAGTTTCCATATTAAGTCTCCTTCATTTTGTTTACGAGGATCTTTTCTAGTTTCTTTTCTTCTGGACGACGTGCACGTAACCCTAAGTATCCAGTTAGAATCCATACAACTCCAGCTACAACACCTAATCCAATTAAATGCTGTGTGAAGTTAGACCACATAAATGCTAACATTTCCCAAAAGTTCAACTCACCATCAGCTCCAGAAAAATCTTGTGGAGAGCTAGGCGGAGTTGTTACAACATCTGTTACAACACCCGCGGCTACTCCTACAGTCGCACCCACTATTGGTCCACCCGCCGCCGTGCCTATAACAGTCGCAGCACTCGAGCCCATCGTCGACATTATCCCATCTTTCGATAAATTGCCTAAGCACGCTGTAAGGGTCGTCATTAACAGTATACATATACTTATCCTATAAATCATCAAGCACACTCTTTAATTCCTGTGACGGGATCAAAGAAGCAAGCTTCCGCTTTATTCTCCTCCGTTCCACCCGTCGTTGCAGTGATTTCAGTCGCGCCCTCTGTCTCCTCTTCCTTTTCCACGGTTTGTTCAATGGTGTTGAGAATACCGTACCGCTTTCCCGCGGCGCGGAATGTTGTGACACCTTTACAACCGTTCTTCCAAGCTTCCAAGTAGACATCTTTAAATTCTTCATACGTAACATCATCTCCCACGTTACAAGTTTTAGACACAGCACTATCGATGTAATGTTGTGCTAAGGCTAATACGGCGAGATGTTCTCTAACGGTAATTTCATTTGACGTACGTCCGCTGACTCCTCTTGTGTAAGCATAGTCCTCAACGCGCTCAAAGCGTGGTCCGTTAGCAGTTTGGATGGTACGCTCATAGTAATGTGAAAAGACTGGTTCGATTCCTCCGCTGATGTTATCTGCCACCAGTGATATGGTGCCTGTTGGAGCAATTGAGGTAAGGTGTGAATTTCTGATACCATACTCTTTAATTCCCTTTCGTAGTTTGTATGGAAGAGTTTTTGCAAAGCCTGATTTAAGCCAGCTCGATCTATATAGAGGGAATGCACCTTTCTCTTTTGCAAGTTCTAATGAGGCACGGTATGTAGCGTTACGGAGGGTTTTGAATACCTCTTCTGCCCATTCGAGGAATGATTCACTACCATAATTATGTCCTAACATTTCACCTGCGTTAGCTAATCCAGAGATTCCAAGTCCCATTCGTCTCTTATTCTTAGCTTCATCCTCCTGTTCTTTAAGTGGGTAGATTGTTCTATCAATAACATTATCCATTGCGCGGACAATGTGAGGTATATCATTATCAAACTGTTTCCAATTGAAAGTCTCACCATCAACATACTTAGTTAAGTTGAAACTTCCAAGCAAGCATGCCCCGTAAGGTGGAAGAGGCTGCTCACCACAAGGATTAGTGGCTGCAATGCTTTCACAATACCATAGGTTGTTTGATTCGTTAATTCTATCGATGAAGATAATACCTGGTTCCGCCCAGTCCCAAGTGCTTTCCATAATCATATCCCAGATTTCAGTAGCACTTTCCTGTCCCCACACTTCACCTTCAAATATTAGATCATAAGGAGCGTCATTCTCTACTGCTTCCATAAACTTATCGGTTACGGCAACACTAACATTAAACCCAGTAAGCTTATCAGAATTACGTTTAGCAGTAATGAACTCTTTAATATCCGGGTGGTCCACACGTAAAACCCCCATCTGCGCACCCCGTCGATGTCCTGAACTCGAGATGGTTTGGCAAACAGCGTCAAATATGCCCATAAAAGATACGGGCCCAGACGCTGAGGAATCAAGGGATTTAATCTTACTCCCCGATGGACGCAGTTGTGAAAAATCATAACCAATACCTCCGCCTCGACGCATAGTCTCTGCTGCTTCTCCAGCTCGTTGCATAATAGTATCCATGCTATCATCAATCGTACCACTTACAAAACAGTTGTACGCTGTTGTAATACGACGTGAACCAATAGCTGATTGTACTCGTCCAGCTGGTAGGAATCTCATCTCACCTAAAATACTTTCTAAGTATTCCTTATGTTGGTCATCATCACATAAAGCTCCAGCGATACGTATAACCTTATCATGGAAGGTTTCGTCTGCTTGTCTATACTTCATTTGATCGATTTCTTGAGAGATGGTTAGTTCAGGGCCTTGGTATGCGTTCTTCATATTTGTTGTCCTCACTGGGCTTCTATTGTTCTGTATCCTTATTCGCCATCTTTTCCACAGAGTGGCGGATAGCTTTTATATTTTCGTCCATGCGCCCTAATGTGACGGCTTGCTGTTGAACTACTTTCTCTAAGGCTTCTATACGTGTTTCATGACGTATTAGCTGTTTACTATTATTATCAATATTGTTATCTAAACTTGACACGTACCAGACGAGTGCGACCGTCTGAGCTATAATTCCTAAAATAAAAGAAATAGGCACTGATTTACTTAAATGCCAACTATCATTTGGATCCATAGTTTCCACCTTACTTTATTATTTTTATTCTTCTTTACTTTCTAAAGATGCAGTTAGAAGATTGTAGAACGAATCTTTAGCTACTGATATTTGATCTAGGTTAAATTTAGCAGCAGCTATCTTTTTATCTAAATCTAAAACTTGAGATAATAAAATCTTTTGATGGTCAGTTAACTCATCGATTTTGTATTCATTATCGTTGATGGTTAAAATATTTTCTTCTTCTGTAGACATTTTTTGTCCTCACTTTTAAATATTAAGCTCCCTACTAAAGGGACTTATACTCATATATTTAAGGTTTTAAAGGCCAAGAGATACTGCTTGGGAAACCTTCTTGCTGCGGGATATTTCTTAACGAAACCCTATATGCTTCCATCTCATCACTCATTGTAACATCTGACAAAGCGAAAAAATCTGTTTCCTCAAGCAAAGCATTGCGCTTGTTTCGTGCAACCCTTGCAGCATCTTGAGTTGCCGTAAGGATTGGAAAGGCGCGATGCAGATTGTCAGAGGATGTATCTGGCTCTACTTCCATAGCCGCAACCTGATCTGAACCTAGCGCTGCCTTTGTTGCTGTAATTAAAGCAGCTTCGCTTACATCAAGTGCTTGCGGTGAAACATTAGCTGAACCCATTGATGAGCCATTAGATAAAACAACTTCCCAATTTGTCTGCACAATTTGGCTCTGGTCTTGGGAAAGAACCACGCCGTGAATTTTCCATGTCGCCATGATTTTCTCCTATGGTGTATATCTGACGCAGCACATGCCGCCTGTCAGGCTAGAGGTTGAGTAGGTCACGCTTCCACTAGACGATTTCATATCCACGCCATACTTGTGCTGCCCTGCGCTTTGTTGGTTGTCTAAGTTAGAAATGTTAGAGGGGCTTGACCAGTTGTGACAAGCTCCTACAAACACAGCATCCCCTGCATTACCGCCTTGAGTAAGGGAGTTACCTGACCCTTGTTGATTTTGGGGCATGCTGGGATTTCCAGTGACTTCCCAAATACCCATACCCTGACTATTCCAACCACCTGTCGGCGCACCACTTCTACCCATTGTTACGGAAGTAGATGTTCCAATGTAGTATCTATAAAATGAAATATACTGTGTTTCATTTGAGTACGTTGCGTGACGGTAAATATCCCTAGTCATATTGCTACCATTTACGCTTGGTACAGGCGCACTGCCTTGCCCATAGACATCTTCATGCCAAAAATAGACCCCTGCAATGAGAGTTGTTGCGCTTGAACTCAGGCCGCTAAGAGTAAAGGAAGTTGAACTTGTCGAGCCTTGGCGCAAGGTTGCTGTGATTGACGAACTTGCACCATACCATTCGTTGAAAGCCATCTGTGCGCCAGAGGACTTACTAATAAGCCCCCTGATGTCACTGTCATTAATTTCACACGCTGAACCAGAGGAACCCCCTGCCTCAACGTGAATATCATTTAATGAAATCTGTCCACTACTTTGCAGAGCCATTCTTTAACTCCTCAATCTCAGCTTTCAGTTCCTTGATGGCCTCGATAAGCAAGCCGTGAAGTTGGTCATACTGTACGGTTTTGTATTCAACATCATCGTCGGTCTTTAAGGGCAGTGTACTTTCTGTAACTGCGCTTGGAAGAACCGCCTCGACCTCTTGGGCAATGACCCCTGCGCTCTGTTTGCCATCTGCTTTGTAAGTAAACGTGTAGCCCGATAGCTGACCGACTTTATCAAGTGCGCCTTCGATTGGCTTGATGTCCTCTTTGAGCCGTTCATCAGAGATTGTGGTTGAGTAGGCAATGACGTTACCATCAACGTGAAGGTCGCCATCAGCTTCAAGGCGCATCCTCTCTGCCCCTGCTGTTTCAAACTTAATCGAACCGCTAGGGTCTAAAGAGATGCCCTCATTTCCATCGTGGGTTTTGATTTGCGCTTTGCCAACGGAACTCCGCGCGTTAAAGCTAAAGTTATCTCCGCTACAACTAATGTCGCCTTTATCGTTTCCATCCTTGTTGAAAACAATGAATTCACCGTCACTTGTTAAACGGTTGAGATACACAACAGGAGCGTTGTCTCTAGCAACATCTAAAGACGCACCCGCGCGATAGACCATGCCAGTATCACCGCCACTGGTCAGGCCGTATTGGTTGACGGTTGTGCCGACCATGAGCGTCCCATCGGATTTCAGGCGCATACGCTCAGTATCTGACGCACCAGTGTGTATAGTAAGTGTGCCTGTCCGAAGCTGTAAATTAGCATCGTCGCTAGTTGTGCGGTACAGACTGTCTATTCTTTGAGTAGTGCTACCTGAGTTGTCGTGGCTTATTTCTAAACCTGCACTGCTACCAACAGACATTGAGCCATTGCCCGAAGAATTTCGAACATGGAGAAGATGCGTGGGGCTGCTTGTGCCGATGCCAAGCGATGCAGCACTTGCATCCCAGAAAAAGTTAGCGTTCCCAGAGGTGTCGTAGAAACTAACATCCCCTGCGTTGTCTACCTTGAACCGCTTAGTATCATTCGAGATACCATACCAATCGTGATTAGTAGTTGTCCCAAAATGGAAACCAGTATCCGCATCGACGTACTTTAGCTGCCCCGCCACTGCATCACCGACACGGCTAAAGTCTAATAGTGTGCCATTGTTATCTAGTGTTGCACTGCCTGTGACTGAAATTCCGCTAGTCGTAGTCGCCAGTTTAGAGCTATTGTCATAGTAAAGTGTAGATGCACCGTTAGATAAGCCAACAAAGAAATTTTCACCTGTGTGGGCTTGGAGTTTTATTTCGTTGTTGCCACGAATAAGTACATCCCCAAGTTCAGAAGAAAATTCTAAGGCACTCCCGTTCCAATGGATTGATGCGTCTGATCCGTCTCCAAAAACAGCCTTAGCGTTGTCTGCAAATCTTAAAGAATTGGCAGACTTATCCCATACAACGTTGTAGGAAGCGCCATCGAAAGTGACATCACCCGTAAACGTACCCCCTGCAAGAGGCATCTTTGCAGCGATAGAATTTGTAACAGTGGTGCTGAAGTTAGCATCGTCACCAAGCGCCGCAGCTAGTTCATTTAAGGTGTCTAATGTAGAAGGTGCGCTGTCCACCAATCCGCTTACAGATGCGTCTGTATAAGCCTTTACGGATTGCTGTGTAGGTACTTTTGTTGCTGAATTAGAGACCATATTATCTTCATCAATAACGAAAGACATACTCGCCGTTGATGTGTCACCTTGAGTAACGAGGGAGGAGCCATCAATGGTCATATCTCCACTCGTGGCACTAATGTCATTTGTTTGATGGTTTATAGTAATTGCCATTTGATGACTCCCTTATATATTATACCGCTGATGATCCTGACATATCAGATTGAGCCATGACCCACGCATAGCACTTATCTAGAAACGTATCACCCGATGCTGCGTTGATGTCATCAAGTGGCGCGTTATAACGTTTAAAGTCTACCTCACGAGTGTCATCTGTAGGCGTTGATGTCGCATACGCTGACAAGTCAAGCATCACTGAAAACTTAGGGTTACTCTCACGTTGCCGTGATATAGCTGCGGTTATAATGCGGTAGTATGCGCCGTTAAAGGCAATACCATATTGGCTGTTTTCAGCCGTTATATCATTTGAAATAGCCATTAGTTTATCTCCTTTAGGCGTATGTAACTTCAGTGGTTCTAATATTAGCCACCCATCTAATGTTATGGCTTGCTTCACCTGTACAAGTTATTGCGAGGGCGTTGTTTGTATTGTCTGCTGAGAGAGCCATAACCCAGTCAGACTGATTATCAATAACAGTAGTTGCACTGTTAGCAAGTGTGGTTGTGCCACCGTCATTTACTAACAAGCCTTCTATGCGCCATGAGGCATAGGCTTGTGCTCCGTTTTGCATTGCAGTGATAGTGCCATCGAAGGTAATGCAGGTATCACTGGCTGCTACGATTTGGTTAGTACTTGCAGCAGTTGAGTTATCTGTTGTGAGTACTGTTGCTGTTGCATCTGTAGTGTCTGCACGAAGGATAAACTGACCACCTTGAGCATCGCCTACAGCGCCAAACTGACCTGATCCATAGGTTAATTTTCCATTAGTAGCAGACTTTGACCAACCAATAGCATACGAATATACACCTGTTGAATTAGCATTTCTGCCAAGAGCAAATGCGTTTGTACCAGAGGCCAGTGCCTGATAGCCAATAGCTCTTGATGCAAGTCCTGTTGCTTGCGATTGATAATCTATAGCAATAGAATAATTACCAGAAGCCTTCGCCTGATACCCCATCGCAATACTATTAGCACCAGTAGCGCCGTAGCTAGAAGTGTTGTTATCTATAACGGCTGCAAAGCTATCTCCACCATTTGCATAAGAATGACCTAACGCCACAGCCCTTGAACCACTTGATCCAATAGTAGCATAATAACCTAAACCTATACCTTCGGTTGCTTGAACATAAGCATTGCTACCAATCGCCACTGCATTAGCAGCTTGTGCGCCACGACCACTTGAACTGTTACCAATAGCCGCCGCAAATGAGTCAGTTCCACCTGCATGAGAATAAGTGAGTGCAGTTGATCTTACACCTGCGGCGGTGGCGCTATCACCAATAGCTACTGAATTATTACCACTAGCAGTAGGATCAGTAGCACTTGCATTATTAGCGGCATAAAGGTCAGGATCACCACCGATAGCTGTACCGTTTAACAGAAGGCTAGTGCCGTCCGACGAGAGAGTAATTGCACTGCCTGATCCTGTGTTATCTAAATTGACTGAACCCATTAGTACGTTACCTCCGTAGTATTCACGGTTGCCACCCACCGAATGGAGTGTGATGCCTCACCTGTTACTGTGATTGCCACCGCACCGTTTGTTGTGTCTGCGGATAGGCCGATACTCCAGTTTGCAGCGCCTGTGCTTTCACTGATTTTGTTGATGTTGTACGAGCCAAGGGCTGTTGTTCCTGCGTTAGCGGCCCTGACTGCGCCACCTTTAATTTCCCAAACTGCAAAGTCGTTTGTTTGCGCTGAGTTTTCACGCGCAATAACTGTACCTGTGAAGCCATAAACTGAGTTGTTGGGAAGGTTTATTTGATTGTCTGTAGAAGCAGTGCTGTTATTTGTGGTTAAGGCTTCGGCAGTTGCACTTGTAGTATCACTAATGAGAACAAAGGTTCCTGTTTGAGCCTTACCTTGACCACCTAAATAGCCATTTGAATAAACGTATTTACCTACGACATTAGCTTTTCCGTTGATACCTATTATAACCGAAGCTGTTTTTTCTGCTGCATTGTTTTGTCCTATTGCAATAGAACCTTGACCTTCAGCAGCATTAGTTCCACCGCCCCAACCATTTTCCCCAATAGAAATTGCATTATTGTAGGCTTTAGCCGCACGACCTATAGCAACACCACCACCGCCATTAATAGCTTGTGCTTGGTATCCAATAGCAATACCGTATTGATTTGTAGCCTTCGCCTGATACCCCATCGCCACGCTATTTGCACCAGTAGCACCATAGGAACTGCTGTTAGTAGCTATAGCCGCTGCGAAGCTGTCTGCACCAGAGGCATAAGAACCCTGAAGGGACATAGACCCTTCTCCTGCTGCTACTGCCCCGTTTGCAATATTATTTACACCAATTGCAGTACTTTCTCTTGCACTAGCAGTAGCTCTAATAGCAACGGCATGAGGTTGAGTTGCTTGAGCGCCACTACCTATCGCAATCGCATTTGTACCTGTCGCATCAGTTTGTTGACCAAACGCCACAGAAGCAACACCAGAAGCAACCGCATCATCCCCAATAGCTATTGCATTTGTACCACTTGCTGTTGGATCAGTAGCACTTGAAGGATTCGCAGCATAAAGGTCTGCACCACTTGCAGCTTCTGCCCAAGTCAACCCACCTGTGTTTCCACTTTGCGCGGTGAGGACATAACCATTGGTGGGTGAGTTAGATACTTTTAAATTAGCCTCATCCACAACATTGTCGGCTATAACCGTAGCACCATCAGCGGAAGATGTAACTTCACCACTATGATTAGGGTGAACGTAATTGTTTGCGCTAGAGGCGATGCCATCAAGTTTTGAGCCATCAGTCGCAAGATCACGACCATCAACCGTGCCTGAGACAGTGATGTTGCCAGTTACGTCGATACCCGCTGATGTTGTTTCGAGTTTCTTTGCACCATCTTCATACAGTTCTGCGGATGTTCCATCAGACCTCAAAATAGTGTTTCCGTTAGGATCTTTAATGCGAACATCTGAACCCCAAAGAGACAACGGATACCCAGTAGAACCTACAATTGATCTTATGTTTGAGCCTTCAGCGCTGGCATAATATAATTCCATCTGCGAGCCGCTGCCGAATTTAGCCTTAACGTAATCATTATTAAACTCTAAAGCATTATCTGATCTATCGAAGACAATATCTTTCCCAGAAGTACCACCCTGAAAAGTAACATCGCCCGTAAACGTGCCGCCTGTCGTTGCAATACCAACATTGGCACCCGCAGATATACCATCTAATTTTGTACCGTCGCTGGCTAAATCACGCCCGTCTACGGTGCCTGAAACACCAATATTGCCTGTTACACTAATACCTGTTGATTTAGTTGCAAGTTTTTCACTACCTAAATGTAGAAGCTGTGCTTCTCCTGTTGCTCCATCTGCAATGAAAATATTAGTTGTTCCACTCTCACTAGTTTTCTTAGTTCTTATTCTTATCTGTTGGTCATTTCCATCATTTCCAATAATAAGAGGAGTAGTAGAAGCACCAAGATTATTTATAATACTAAACGAACCACCATGATATATAGATAAATCATTTCCCGTTCCAAAACGTGCTGCAACATTATCATTAAAGTCAACACCTGTTGAGCCACCAACAGACACAGCAGTTGTTTCCCAAGTTAACCCACCAGTGTTTCCGCTTCTTGCTGTTAAGACGTAACCATCCGTCGGGGCGTTGCTGACTTTTAAATTCGCCTCGTCCACAACATTATCAGCGATGATCGTTGCCCCATCCCCAGAAGATGTAACTTCCCCACTGTGGTTAGGATGCGAGTAGTTGTTAGCACTTGCAGCTATACCATTTAACTTAGTGTGGTCCGCATCTGTAAAAACATTACTATCGGTTGCTGCTTCAACGGCGGCTCTTATCTCAGCATTCGTTTGGTCTGCAGTTGCATTGGCTTCGATGGCGTCCAGTTTTGACTTTAGCGTATTCGTAAAGTTGTTCTGAGTTAAGCCACCGTCACCCACACTATACGTTGTGTTTGTGTCTGTAGAACTAATAGTACCATTTGCCGCAATAGAAACATTAGTCCCTGCTGTAAGTGCCGCCACTACGTTTGCTGTATCTGTAACGTCTGCGGATGCTTCTATAGCATTTAGCTTGCTATGGTCTGCGTCAGTAAAGACGTTGCTATCGGTTGCTGCCTCAACGGCGGCTCTTATCTCAGCATTCGTTTGATCTGCGGTCGCATTGTCCTCAATGTTGCTAAGCTTTGTATTTAACGCGGTTGTAAAGTTTTTCTGGGTAAGTCCGCCGTCACCAACAGAGTAAGTAGTATTTACATAATTACCCGTATGTATATTTGTTGAGCCTTGGTCGCTTGTCCAATCGATATGCTCCGCTGCGACAAACCCTTGCAAATTATCATGATTTACAATTGCTTCAATTTCGCCAGCGGTTTGATCGGCAGTAGCATTAGACTCAATTGAGTTTAGCTTAGTATGGTCGTTATCTGTGAAAACATTACTATCATTTGCACTTTCTACTAACGCTCTAATTTCTGCTGCAGTCTGGTCAGCAGTAGCATTAGCTTCAACGCCATCTAACTTCGTTCCATCTGCTGCAACATCCCTACCATCGACAGTACCGGTTACAGATATGTTTCCATTTATAGTAGCTCCAGCGAAAGTTGGAGAACTGCCAGTACCTAACCCAATGTTAGTAGCCGCAGTACCAGCACTATTAACATCGCTTAAGTTATTTGCAACTAATAAAGCACCGGATAATGAAGCGTAAGCTGCTACCCATGTGCTCCCTGTGTAAACATTCATTATATCATTAGTTGTATTGAAGTATAATGCGCCAGAGACTAAAGCGTCTCCATCATTATCAACAGTAGGATCAGAAGATTTAGCACCTAAATATTTATCGTCAAAATTATCAAAAGCTGATAGTGCACTGTCTCTAGCACTCTCAGCAGCTGTTTTAGCCGATAATGCGCTTGCTGCGGAAGTTGATGCTTCACTTGCTTTTGTTGTTGCAGTATTAGCTTTAGTTGTTGCAGTGGATGCTTGTGTGGTTGCAGTGGTTGCACTGCTTGAAGCGCTTGTCGCGGAGCTAGCTGCGGCGGTTGCTGAGTTAGCAGCAGCTGTTGCACTTGTTGCAGCGTTTGTAGCAGATGTGCTAGCTTCACTTGCTTTAGTAGTAGCCGTGCTTGCTTGAGTAGTCGCTGTAGATGCAGAACTACTTGCAGAAGTTGCGCTAGCAGCTGCGTTAGTCGCACTAGTGGATGCGGATGTGGCGCTAGCTGCTGCATTAGTCTCTGCAGTTTCCGCATTAGTCTCCGCAGTTTCTGCATTAGTCTCTGCGGTTTCAGCTGCAGCCTTAGCAGTCTCAGCAGCTGTCTTCGCAGTCTCAGCCGCTGCCTTTGCAGTTTCAGCAGCTGTTTTATGAGTGCTCGCAGTTGATGCACTATTAGCGGCACCAGTTGCACTAGACGCGGCATTCGTTGCTTGCGTCGCTGCTGTAGTTGCAGACGCACTTGCTTCGCTTGCTTTAGTAGTAGCGGTTGTTGCACTTGTGGCTGCGCTAGTCGCACTTGATGCGGCTGCAGTTATAGACGAAGCTACTTCACCTGCTTTCGTCGTTGCGATACCAGCTTGCGTAGTAGCTGTAGACGCGGACGTGGCAGCTTCACTTGCTTTAGTAGTAGCCGTGCTTGCTTGAGTAGTTGCAGTAGTTGCGCTCGCTGCCGCCGAAGTTGCAGAACCCGCAGCTGCTGTAGCTGAAGTAGCCGCATTCGTTTCAGCAGTCTCAGCGTTTGTCTCTGCGGTCTCAGCTGCTGCTTGAGCTGCTACTGCTGCATCCTTAGCTGCTTCCGCTGCTACCTCAAAACTTGCGATTACATCGCCAACTTCCCCATTAGCAAATAGTCCACCTGAAGTATTGTCGATAATATCGGTGTCATCTTCTGTTTCAAATAATCCGCCAGACATATCAACCTCCCTATATTAAGTTCGAATAGAATGAGGTTTGCACCGTGCCACCACTATTGTTCCTTGCTTGATCTTCTTTATTTAATTGGAATACTTCCTCTGCAGCTTTTGCAGCGTAGATTTGCTGACCTTCAATGTCATTTAAGAAATCAAACGTTTGCTTTAAAGCTGCGAATAGCACTGCTTTCTCATTACTATCTCTTAACCAATTAGGAGATTCTTTACCGATGTAAAACCCGGCGGTCATACCCGCATATGTTTGGCCCGACCCATTATTACTATTAGTTACTTCAACAACATTGTTAGTAAAACGAGGAGAAGTATCTACATAATCGGCAACATTAGTTTCAGCAGTATTACCCATTTCGGTATTAAATGAAGATAACAATCCAGATCGTGTTGCGTGATAGAGCAAGTTACTAGCGGAATTGTTAGTTGGTGTAACTGTGTAAACAGCATCTAAATCTGCAAGCCTACGATAGTACAATAGTTCATATACTTCCCCATTTTTAAACTCTGGGTTTAACAAAAAGTTTCCTTGCTGTCTTGTATAGCGATACTCACCGTAATGGAATGCATCTTCATTAAATGTTTGAATATCTGATTTATTAGAGTAAACATTGTAGGAGTATATGGAATTAGTTCCCGACCCTTGCTGTGTATCTCTTTTCCTTAACTGAATAGGTTCAATCAGATCGGATGGAATTACTAGAGAATTTTTAGCTTCTCCTGAGCCAACACTTACAGTATATACTTTAAGCGCTTCTAAAGGTGCTACTCGTAAAGTCCTATAAACATCGTCAATGCCGTAACGTAACATCTCCTCAATAGTCGCATCGGAGAGAACAGCATTATCTCTATTCGCCCAATTGCGAACCTTTTGTATCATTTCTACGTACTTAGCCATTACACTCTCCTACGTGCTTATGAGAAGGTGTGGGTACTCTGTTTTTACAATGTACTTTAATTTATCCATCTTCCCCTTATCAGACATGAATGTTGGTTCGTGAAGATCCAATCCATACTTCTGAAGGATTTCTATTGCTACAATATCTGGAACTGTAAAGGCTTTACGCCATGAACCCACTTTTTTCTCAGCTGCTAGAATATCACGATCCCTCTGTACTTCCTTCATAATAGCATCTGTATTATGCTGAGAGACTGTGAAGTCTACATAATTTTTATCTGAGTAGTCTACAGTTGAGGTAATAGCACTATTCTTACTGTTTAATCCTAATACCCATTTAGCCATTACGCCATCTCCACGAAACGACCTGACTTACCGATGTAGCCAAAGTTATAAGCACCAGCAATACTTCCACTTGCAGCTGGATCCACGGATGCTGATACTCCATCATGGAATTTAACATCTGAGATCTGGTATCCACCTGCTGCGTTATCTGCAACTTGCCACGTGCATTTATCTGCAGGGAGGATGACGGCTTCAGTAGAGTTTGCTGCGATGGAATGTCCTAAGACGGCGACTGCACCACCACTTGAATTAGTCAAATTTGCTTGAATTACGTACATGTTTTTCTCCTATCAACATGATAAAAAAGAGGGAGAGTAAAATACCCTCCCTCAAACTTTTACTTAAGGTTGTAGACTGCGCCACATCCTTTTGGATTCTTAACTTCCAAAGAGAATTCTTCGATAAGCATACCAACAGTTGAGTCACCTTTCTGGCCAACGTCAACTTCTTGAGTTGGACGTAGAGCCGCCATAGCAAACCACTGTGGATCATAAATCAACGCTGATGCATCTTTATATGAATCGTTGCTTGTCGCAGTTGTAGTCGCGCCAGCTGTCTCAAGACCCATGATGTAGTTAGGAACTACCATAAGATCACCAAAGTCAGACATATAAACGTCTACTGATTGACGGAGTTTACCACCTTCATCGATGTTACGACGAACACCAGAATCAGATACCATCAAGTCAGAGAAGTCCCGACGTAGCTTTGGAGACACCATGATGCGGCTAGCCTTACCACCAGCTTCATAGATTTTCTGCATTGCTGCATCAATATCTGTGAGAGCCAAAGCAGCACGGTTAGCAACAGTTGTTGCAGGTGCCCATGAGAATGTACCAACTCCTGCTTCAGAAGATGTAGGTACGTGAGCGGCAGTTGCACTACCAGCTTCAGCTGAGGTTCCAGCGTAAACAACGTTATTCACGTTATTAACCCACGCGTTATAACCACCAGTTGTACGAGCTGCAGAACCTGATTGAGCTGCGAAAGAAGCAGATACGTTAGCTGAGTTAACAATATCCATTTCAATATCGCGACGCATTTCAGTACCGCGCTTCTTCAACTGATAGGCATACTCATCGGCAACACCAGCTTGGTCTACTGCACGCTTAGTGCCGGAGATAGCGATGGTTTTACCGTTGATCTGAGTGTAGTTACCCAGACGTGTGCGGTGAGGTCCTACTGGATCGAACTCAGCGCCTGTGGCTGGAGTTTGAGAACCAGAACCTGGCTTGACATAGTCTTGCCCTTCCGCGATACGTGAATTGCCTGGAGCCTGTAGCTCGTCAGTTTGCCATTCGTGATAGATGGCAGTTGCTTTTGATTTCCCAATAGAAGAAATAAAAGGTGTTTCATCACGAGTAATCATGGAAATAAAATTCGCAAGATCTTCCCGCTCTGATACGCCAGCTCCATTACCGCGCTGGCTTGGTCCGGTCGTTACGCGACCGCTTAAATGTTGAGTCATTACATTGCTCCTGGGGTTTTATCCCCACTTATAGATTTAGAGATTTTGAAGCGTATTGACGTAAGAAGTCCATTTGATCTTGCTCAGAAGCATCTTGTTTAAATGCTCGAGCCTTAACCATCTTTGCTTTATCAGCTTCCTTCTTCTTAGCAGGAGTTGCCTTTTTAGCAGGAACTTTCTTAGTAGGCGCTGCTTTTCTTTTAGCAGACCCTTTAGAAACTCCCTGTTCCAAACGCCTGTAATCATCTATAAACTTTACGATCGCAGGATCTGTAACGCTTTCTAGCATGGTTTCAGGTATTCCTTTATCTAACGCGAAGTCCCGGATTTTACCCGCAACATCCTCATTAAAATCAGGAATATAGTCTGGAATTGTATCCATAAAGGTTTCAATTTCCTGTTGGAAGGTTTCTTGCTGAGCTGTTTGATACTGTTCAGTAGCTTGCTTAAGCATTTGCTCACGTTTGTTACGTGCAGCCCAATAACGCTTTTGTGCTTGCTCCCTCTTATCTTTCAACTCACTAAGCTCAAACGTATCACCATCCTCTCTAGCTTTTTCTATCTTTGCCTCGAAATCATGATACTGTTTTGAGTAGGTTTGCTCGGCTGTGGACATAACTTCATTAGCTACGCTTACAGTGGCTTCCAACTCTTTCAACTTAGCTGTTCGCTCGTCTTCTAACGCTTTTCTCGCTTCACCGAGTTCGCGACCCTTTTTAGAAAGACTCTGTTCGGTAGAGTAACCTTTGATAAGGTCACTAAAGGCTACTGCAACTTCTTCTCCATCAATTTTGAGAGAAACCTTTGCATCCAAGTCAAGATCTTCCATAGTGTAGACATCAGGTTCTTGGGTAGCGGGCTCTTCACCGGCATCCTCACCTTCATCTTCCTCTAGACTATCTTCAACTTCCTCTTCTTCGTCTTCACTAACGACTTCCTCAGGGATTGGGTCTTCTTCCTGCCCTGATTCCACCGGGTCCTCTTCACTCGTCTCCCCTTCGGGTAGCGGGATACCTTCCTCCTCCATTAAGGGGGAGTTACGCATCACAGCATCCAGGAGCTCTTGTTCTGATGGACCTGAGTTTGACATGTCATCCATTTGGGTAGAGGTGTCTGTGCTCATCTATTTCATGCCTCCTTTTTCTTAGTAGGCTTAGCTGGAGCTTTTTCAAGTCTATCCAGCAAATTATATAAAGCGTAGAGAGGCTGGCAGTTTAACTTCGCCTTGCCCGGACTACGCATCGAGTCATACTCGAGTAGATTAATCATGTCTTTATAATTCTGTTCGAGTTGCGCTCTATCAATCTTGTGCATCCTCAATGTCCTCTGATATGTGGGCCATGTTGCGCCCGTAAGTTTCGTATCCGATAAGTTTAGCTTTTACATCTCCCAAAGCGAGAGCCGAGTTATAAATAAACTCCCTCGTCTTCATCTCATGCGGTTCTGTTTTTAACCAGGAAATGAAGTAGTCGACTAGCAACTCTCCGTACGCATTTGTAAAGAATGCTTCACGCTCGCGAGCGGAGAACTCTGCGTTAACCAGAGCCTCCTTCGCTAACTCATCAGGATGTACTTTCTGTGTCAGCCTCTTCTCAGCTGTCTTTTTGTACTTATCCATTATTGTCCTTTATCTGGGGGGTTAATAATTGTTTTTGCCATTTGTATGATTTGATTGAAGTCTGGACGTACCGGCTTCTCCATACCCTCTTTAGCAGCTTTGATTTCCAAATCAGCCCACTCTTGGAAGTGTCTATCAATGGCTACGGCGAGTTGCTTAGCATTATCATCCATAGTATTTTTAGACTGAGCATTAGTAAATGAAACATTTGCGTCTGCTAAAGCAGCATCTGATTTGAGCTTAGCCGTTTCCATCTGCTGACGTTCCATGTTATTCTTAGTTTGCTCTTCCACAGATTTAGCGGCTTTCTGCTTAAACTCATCCGTAGTGTAATCTTCTAAGAAATCATTGCTATCTAATCCCATAGCTTCTACTAGTTTAGTAGCGAGTATAGCTGGAGCTTGGGGTTTAACCACCATACCAGCACCTTGCTCATTTAAAGCAGGTAGAATCTCAGAGCCAACCTTAGTTAACTTCTGTATTTGATTAGCATTTGAGTTTTCGCCGAGGTCTAAGAAAATTGTGCACTCCATTTCATGGGGTAGCTCTTGTGGGTCTACTTCTAAGTAAACTCCATCATACCTCATCTTAACCTTAGTATTCACACACTCACGCATCGTTTGGTAAACACCTTTACATAGGCGCTTTAATCCAGTCTCTGCGAAACGTCTAGCAATATGTTGGATACGCTTTTGAGAAGCGGTCTGTATTGCAGCTAACTTAGCTTCACTATTACCAGACACAAACAATTCATCCTGCAATCCCTGAGCCGCCTTACTCATCCCAGTAGCTTGTTCTTTTATAAGCTGTATGTGTTCGAGTAGGGGAACTGTGCCTGTTGATATTGTTTCAGGTGGGAGTGAAGATACTGCGGCTGCTGGATTTCCATTCGTTGGAACAATCTGCTTTGGCTTCATATTCTGTAACGCAGAGAAATCTACAACGTTTGGATCTGCTAGCTTTGGTGCGTAGTTTGTAAGGTAGGTGTTTTCTACAAATCCACGTAAAATAGCTGTTGAGGCTAGAGTAGATGAACGTGCAAAGTCCGCTAAGCTCAAACCATAGAATTCAAATGGAATATCTATAGGGGAGAGACAAGCTAGTGGAACCATATCCACATCACACTCATACAATATAGTACTACCTATAACTATGAAATGCTTTAGCTCTGCAATACCATCACCATCCCTATCAACATTCATCCAGCATTCGGTAATTGTTACTGGGCGGTTTGCTTCAAGGGGGAAGTGCTCTGTGCTGGCGCTTCCTTGCCAATACTCTTGTCCTGTGACGAACTTTCTCGCGGCAACGTCTTGGGAGTAGCGAGTACTTCCCATCCAACCGTCATCTGTTCCCAACTCGTTCCAGTCATCTTCGCTCCATGAACTTACAATATCTGGCCATTGTTTACGGATCTCACTCCGCGTCATCTCAACTTGTATACCTACAAAGACAGCATCATCTATTGATTTAGCATCACGGGATATACGGAAAGATTCAGGTGGAATATTCTCAATACGAACGCGAGACTTATCCTTCTTCCTACGTATACGCACATCTTTATAGATAAGCTGCGCATCGATAGGTTCTGCGAGAGGATCAACAACTTCACTAATTTTATTATCGTATTTCAAATCACCGATTAGCTCTACACCATCCTCTGAGAGGAGGAGGTCTAAACGCTCTGGAGTTATTTCATCATACTCTTCAATTTTATACTGGTAGTCCTCTATATAATCCCATCGGATGATAGAGTTTTTCCATAGGAGAGCGGACTTAATCCACGTTTGTAATAGTTCCCACCCTTTATTCTGCTTGAATATAGCATGGTTAGTCAACATAGAAGCTTCGTGAGCTTTATTCCACCCCGCTGGACTATCGTCCATAGGTTCAAATTTTGCTAACTTCCCATTATTAAGGAATAATTCTGAGAGAATAGCTGTGTAAGCTTCAATAACTTCCGTAGTGGATGTATCAACAATACTTGACACACCTTGCGGTTTTAAGTGGAACTCAGGAACACCAGCATACTCATATGTAGACTTTAATCGCTCTCTAGCGAGATCAGAAGAGTTAAGCCAATCACCTACGGAGTTTTGTACACCGGATTCGACTAGATTAATTAGCTGCTCATCACTTACTTTTTGTTTATATCCATCCATATTAATCACACTGACCAAGGGTTAGACCCCATTAATGGTGGGGATTTTAGGGGTTTTAAACTTTCCGTAGTGTAAGAGCCGGGCTTATCCATCTCTCGAGGCTTTTCCTTCTTCTCACTCTTTTTCTTTTTACTTTCTTTCTCAGGCTGCACGGCCTGCTCATTGTAACGCATGTCCTTCCCTCCTGCGGGTCTATCGAACTGTCTAAGTTGGTGGCTCTTCCGCGCCCAGCCACCGTGAGCTGAGGACATGCGGAATTCTTTATAGCCAGGGTGTATTGTCTGGCTTAAAATCTCCTACACGTTCTGTCCAGGAGACATTCTTCGTCATCAACCGATCCCAGTGGGTGCGTAAAACTTCCGCGCAAATCGCGAGAGATATAACACTATCATCATAACAGCCAGGTGCTGCTTCTGTTTTTCCACTTTCGGTTGCGATATAATCTTTTAATTCTTGAATCATTTGAGGGGAGGGGATCATAATCTCCTCATTCTCTATAAGATTCTTTAAATTACCTATAATTGCAGGCTTAGTCGCAGAGGTAGTGCGGAAACCTAGTCTTTCACCAGATTCGTTGCTAACATTTGCAATCTTTGTCTGCTTGTAGAGGTTAATATAGCCCATATGGTCTAGCTTTTGCAATGTTGCAATGCCCATAGAATTAGATTCTACAGCGAGAAATGCGTTATTATAGTAGCGACCTAAGTAAAATAGTAGTTCTCCCCATGAGGAAGGGTCTATTCTATTGCTTCTATATAGGGCACATACCTCATATTTCTTATTTAACACCACCGCACAGGAGTAATCTTGGCCAACCCCTAAAGAAACATCAGCTCCTACTACGTAAGGCTCTTCCCATTGGGGATAATCCCATATCAATAGGTTACCTTCTTTATGTTCATCAAACATTTTAGATGAAGCATCCCACTCAGAACGACGAGAGTGGGGACGAGGTATGAGAGCGTCGAGCTTCTCTACGTTAAACACATTAGCACCGGAGACAATAAATGCCTCATCAGGTGTGGATGGGTATTCCTGTTGGAACTTTATCTTCCCACCTTCTGCTATCTTTAACCTTCTCCAGTAGAGTTGGTCATTATCAAGAGAAAACTTCTCCTTTAACTTATCCTCCTCCATGTCCAGCTCCATACCTTCTGGAGCAGTACGTCTATACTCTGGAGTAATAAACCATGGGAGGAAAATAGGTAAGTACTCATTCTCTCCTGCTACAGCACCCTTCCACAACCGGTAAAATTCACCTTGAGCACCATTAGCTGTTGATTCTAGAATTACTTCTGTACCTTCAGCTTGGGATATACCCTGGAATAAACCGGCTAAGATCTTCTCATCATGCTGCCAAAACGCAACCTCTGATAGGTGCGCAATGGTGGGAGTTGTTCCCCTCCCTGCTTCTGGTGAGCCAGCTGTGTAGAGACGATAAGATGCTGTTGTATCTTTAGGCATCGCGGGGGAATTAATAATAATCTCCTTCGCGTTAGACCTTACCTCCTTCGGCGCTATATCCCCTCCCATATTCTTAATGAGATTTTTAGACATATTAAATAAAGCGTCTGAAGTAGCTGAGTCATGAGCCATAACAACAGAACGTGAGTGGGGAGAATAGTATGATTTCCAAAATACTCGACCAGCACAGTAAGTACTAATGCCTTGCTGGCGTGCTTTAAGCACAATAGCTCGCACTCTTCCAGTTTCTTTATATTGTTTTTCTAAAGCAGTGGTGATTTGCTTTTGGCATTCGTTAAATGTGAAGGGGATGAAGCCTTGCCCCGTATCCTTCGTTATAATCTTTATCTGCTCTGAAGCAAAAGAAGTAAAGTCGGTCTCATAAGTTTTTAACTTCTCCCGCCTTTTCTTCTCCACTAATAAAGCTTTTGCTTGTTTTTTATCCATAACAGACTATTGTCCTCTTATAGTCTTCATCCATTAACCATAGAATCTAATCCTATATACATCCCATATAATCCACCTAGGAATATTACTACACCTACGCATATGGATATACCCCAGAACATCTGATCCCTAGCTTTAGCTTGAGCTTCTAATTCTTCTCTATGACGTTGCCTGGCTGCTGCTTGTTCCTTTACAACTAGATCCCACATACCAGGTGGTCCATATAAACGACATACTGAGCGTAAATTATCCATACACTCCTTATGTTTCATCTTCGCTTGAGCAATTGCAAAACCTTCCTCCTCAGATGAGGTTAGTCTACCTAACGGGCCTTTATGTCTCCCATTCTCTGCGAGTTGTATCTCTGTATCTAGTTTTGCTAATCTTCCAAAGTGGGGTAGGAGATCCGAAACATCCCTTCCCGCTTGAATACTACTACTTATAGCACCTGAAATTTGTGTAATGGCGCCAGCTAACGCGAGGACCTCAATCATACGCTTTTCCTCTCTAGGAATTATTTTTATTTTTAGTCCTTCTAAAGGGACTTATACAATATATTGGGTAGCCCCCATGTATTCTTTAGGGTGAGCTAGCTGGTGCCTGTGGGGATAAGCGTATAAAGTAAGGTAAATATATATACCTACCACTATAATTCCCATACCCCCCTTTCCTCCTCTCACCCTTCTCCCACCTCCTCCCCTCACCCTCTCACTCTATCTCATCTCTCTTTTTAATTTATATTCATAAATTATCTTCAACAATATTTACTTTCACTTTCATAACAAAGGAACCACTCCATGATTACCTCCAACGATACACTCAACGGCACCACTCCATACATTATCACAATTTACTCTACTAAACACGATTCAACATCATTTGAAATGAACCTAACTCCACAAAAGTTTCTTTCATTTACATCTGATAACGAATTCACCGGCTGCGACTACATCAACATCACCGTTGACGACCCCGCACTCATTGCCCAAGGATTAACCCGCCCAACTAATCCTTACCACGGTGGCTACAACACTCCACTACCAATATCTGAATTCCTCGAATCAGACTACTTCTGGTACGAACCTGAATCCTCCTAACAAAACTTATACCTCCAACTAATACTGGAGGTATATTTTTATCCAAACCGTCTAGTCCACCTACATGTTTTCCGACACCTACATCCTGGCCCCACCGACACCTACATAGGAAGAGGGGGAGAAGTAAAGGTTGCACCCAGATTCACTGTTGCACCAGGCCCTCACCGTACCTCACTATACCTAATGGCCCGTATCCACGGTCCATCTCTGGAGCTCCCTTGGCGTTCCTTCACGCCACTTACCGTATCCTCGGTGTATCCCGATGGTACTCGAGCGCGTTGTAGGGTCTGTGAGGACCTAGGAGCGAACCGTCTAACCGTAACGAAAGGTAATACAATGCAATACTCAAAGAAACACTTCATACCTTGTCGCATCTTCATTGATGGTATATACTACTGCACGATGCCTAAGTTTCGTGTAGAGAATATGCTGGCACATCTGCGTCAAAAAGGGTATGATAACGTAACTTCAGAAGTATAAGTCCCTTTAGGTGGGGGCTTAACTCTACTATAAGGTAATCCTCTAATGTTACTCCCAATAACTCTATTGTTCCTCATTGGTTCAATATTGTCTCTCCAAGAAAGAAAGGGGCAAGGTATATTCTTTATACTCTTATCGTTCCTCTTCATTCTTAACGTACTTTACTATACGTAATGATTGCCCGCATCCGCGGTCAATTAACAACAAGTTAACCTCAAGCATCTTCTAGGAAAGGATAAACCTAATGCTTACACAACCACGTAACTATCTCATCTCTAACGTTGAACTTAACTGGGCACGTTTAGACACACCAACTAACCCATTCGGAGTTGAAATCTATGAGCTCCAAATCGCAACTGAGAGTAAAGAGGTTGCAGAAGAATGGTCAGCTAATTGGCTAAACGTTAAAGAGCGTGATGGTAAATTCACCGTCTCTCTTAAGCGTAACGCTAAGAAACGCGATGGCTCCGATAATGGAAAAGTTCGCGTCGTTGATGGTAACAAAGCACCACTCGACGGTATGATTGGCAACGGTAGCGAAGGTAACGTTATCGTATGGCAATACCCATATGAGAATGCGGGACGCAAAGGCGTTTCGGGCTCTCTCACCGCAGTTCAGGTTACGAACCATGTCAAATATGAACCTGGTATGGACTTCAATGTTGTCTCTGATGGCAACGCAGAGGCCGCACCGGAACCTGAACTGTTCTAGGCTCTTATGAGCCACCCACGGCCGCTGAGGATTTCTCCCGCTCCTCAGCGGCCGTAATAAATTTGTCAAACCGACATGGAACCTACATGTTAACCGACATTAAAACGGACAGAATTCAAATACACCTCGGCCCATAACGACGGTGCGTTTCTCCTAACACGAGAAAAGGAATATGGGATCCTGTTAGACTGGTTGAGAAGAGACTACCAGCGCTAGCAACAAACAAAAGTCTCAATAAAGTACACGTCCGCCTAACCTATTTGGAAATCAGGCATGGACTGCAATAGCAGGGTTTGTAGGTTCGAGTCCTACCCGTGTAGTGCGCTGCTGAGCATCAGGATAAACTGCTCAAAGAATTTAAAAGTCTCGTGGAGGACTTGGAAACATCCACACTAATAGAATTATACTCTACTAGGTACCGTAGAGTATAGGGAAGGACGCTGGTGCGCTAATCCTTATCTGTGACAATACAGAAGGAGCCTAATTGTCTAGGTAAAAAGGTTCGATTCCTTTTCCCTCTCACCAATACTATCCACCGCTCTCCGGTTTGTAGGAACCTTTGTTCCTTTCAGTTCCTCACCGTAGAGGAGCGTGGACCGTCCCGGTTCTTATATTGCAGGCACTCACAACCTCTATAAGACCGGGACGTTAACCTATTACGCCGACACTAACCGACATCAAGAAAGGAGTAGAACCAATGGCACGTTTCAAAAACATGCTACTGAAAGAAACAGAAGAAATAATAAAAGAAGCTATACAAGAAGGTTGCTTCCTAGAATGGGAAGAAGCAGAATATATAGCTAAAAGACGAATAGCACATGAAGTGCTTATGACTACATCAGACTTTGATAAATCCAAAATGCACTAGAAAGGACTAGTATGGTAAGAAACGTAGAGTATATACGAGAACAATTCAGAGACCTGAAAGAACGCAATGTATTTCAAAATGATACATACGAAATCATCAACGCATCCTTCACAGCAGATTCAGGTTCAATCTTCGGCACACCAAACGATGACTACATAGCCGCAGAGTTACTCTGGTACCAATCAAAACGCTGTAACGTAAACTACCTCTTCGACCTATACGGAAAAGAAGTGCAGATATGGAAATCCGTAGCAGATAAAGATGGTAACATCAACAGCAACTACGGCTGGGCAATTTACAGCGCACAAAACGGCCATCAATATACAAACGTATGGAACGAGTTAAGTCATAACCCATGCAGTCGTCGCGCCGTAATGTACTACACACGTCCTACAATGCACCGCGATGATAGCACAAACGGCATGAACGACCACATGTGCACAACAAACGTACAGTACTTTATACGTAACAAATATTTGCACACTTTAGTTAACATGCGTAGCAACGATGCAGTATTCGGCTATATGAATGATGTCGCATGGCAACGTTCCGTATCCTTCCAGCTCGCATTAGATCTTGACGTATTCGTAGGTCCAATAGAATGGAATGTAGGTAGCTTACACATATACAAACGCCATTGGCATCTTATTCAATAACGAGGTGCCAATGATTATTTTATCAACAATTCTTGTATCACTTTTCATAATTCGATTTATAATCTTAATGCTCAACTAACGAAAGGCAACGTATGGACTTTAAGAAATCAAAAGATGAGAAAGGTAACACAATCTTTCTCTTAATAGAAGGCGAGCATGGCTTAGTTATGACACGCGAAGAAGCTGAAGAGCTCTTCCTTTTAGTCGGCCACGTACTTCAAGATGATGATGTAGAACGATATGGAGGCGAGACCGGTGACGGAACAGAACAACCGTAACGTAATAGACTTCACAGAACGCAAACGTAAAAAGACTACAGAACGTGAAGTGTTCCAACTAAATATGTACGAGTCATCAGATAAGGAATTCTCTGTGTTCATGGAAATCGGCGAAGAATATTCTGAGTTTGAAGCATGGATCGCATTAGAATGCGCAGCAGTAAAAATGGGTGTCGAAAACGGCTTCATAACTGAAAATGAAAATGGCGAAACCATATACAACTTAGAAAGTGAAAAGAATAATGACTGACGAAGAAACGTGGGCTACAAGTCCAAGACTTACTAAAATAACTGACGACATCATTCGTTTACTTCGTGAAACTGCAGAGGAAGAATACTTCGAAGGCAGATGTGAAGGTTACGAAGCAGGTGTCGAACAATCTCAAATGGCAAGTTATGATGAAGGATATGATACAGCCATGACTAACTTCGAAGCAGATGTAAGAATAGTAGAGCTGCAAAGAAATCTGCTAAACGATGTACTAACTAAAATTGAAGACATCAGCAACAACATCGTAGTCACTCCAGAAACTCCAGAACAGTTATCACAGTTAATAACAGACTTCTCTGATAATGGACCTATGTGTGCAATCGCAGTAGCAAACTACGTAAAAAATGTAGTAAAGCTAAAAATATGCGGAATATCACCAGCTCAAGCACACTATGATCGAGAATCTGCTTAAAGTGAAAACCACTTTTCGAAAGGATAAAACCAATGCAATATCTCAAAAGCAAACAAGGTGGTCCACGTACCATTGACTACCGTGGTACAATCACAAGCTTAAAAGATAAAAACCTAACAGAAATCAAAGCAACCGTGCAAGAACACAACAAGACAGCGCGGAAATGGCTACGGCTTCATCCAACAAGCAAAGCTGAAATACTACGCGTACGTATCATGCCTCGTGGCCCGCGCGTAGAAGCTGCAGCAAAAGATGGCTGGATGCACAACGCTGTGTACTACTCGTACTTACCGCAACGCCATGCTACACATTTCGATGTTTATGTAGGTGAAGATACACACGCAATGTCTATCATGCGCCGTGAACTAAAAACTGGTATGACTGCATCGCAACAACGTAAGCACGACGATTTAATCTATCAAGCACGACGTATCGAATGGAAAGGTCGTGATCAACTTCACATAAAAGAATATGATAGACTCCACGGTACAAACCATAGCGCGAAAGGCTAACAATGTTACACACACTAGAACAAGCACTCGAAGATCTACAATCACAAGTGTATGAACTAGAAACATATAAAAGTGATGTAGAATGGAAAATCAACGAAATCGTTGAGGCTTTCAAAGATGAAATAAAAACGCGTGCAGACGAAGAAGCTGCAGCTATCATGGAAGAAATGCCTTACGAGCTTGAAAACATCTTCGCAACTACTGATCTAGAAGAAGAGTTGTCAACAGAAATCACTGATGAGCTCAAGCGAGAAATTTAATGACACGTAAACACTTTGTAGAACTCGTAGAAATACTAGCAGATAATAATGTGTCGCGTCAATGCGTGCAGGATGTAATGTCATTCTGCATGCGGCACAACCGTAACTTTTGTGAAACAACCTTTATTGACGCTTTAAAAGTAAAAGGTTGGAATAACTGGCAAGGACTAGTTTAATGGATAAGCAAATCGTCGCTAGCTGTATAGAATATATGGGCAGCGACCACACTATCACAAACTCTGCCCGTGTATCATTCGCAAAACACGAGTACCCGGAGTATGATGAAGATACAGCTACTTATATTCTCTCTGAGAAAGATACAAAGCTTATATCTTACCTCGCAAAGCACCGCCATATGTCACCATTCGGCCATAACTTTGCAACATTCCACTGTAAAGCTCCTGTGTTTGTAGCAAGGCAACTTGTCAAGCATAAATTCTTACGGTGGAATGAAATATCTCGTCGCTACGTAGATGATAAACCAAAGTTCTATACACCATTACGTTTACGTGAACGCAGTAAAGATAAAAAGCAAGGTTCAGGTAAACCACTACGCGACGACGATCTTGCATTCAATATCTTAAACGACTACCATCAACGAGCTGTTAACGATTATGACAGACTACTTGCAGAAGGTGTATGCCCAGAGCAAGCTCGTATGATACTACCACAATCAATGATTACTGAGTGGTATTGGTCAGGCAGTATGGATGCATTTTCTGATATGTGCAACTTGCGTACAAAATCAGATACACAATATGAAACCAGAGTATTGGCTAATCAAATCGATTCAATACTCGAAGACATATGGCCCGTAGGATGGAAGGCGTTACGATGTTAACAGGTGAAGAAATCGATGAATGGGATACAAATCCCGAAAAGAAAGTAAAAGAATGGATTAGCAACGTTGATAAATCGCAAGAAATCAAAGATTTATTCGCAATGTACTGTTGGTCCAACGAAACACTTCCTTACGTAGAACTAATACGTATGCTTAAAACTCAATCAGGCACTACTGCAAGCACATACCAAGTCTCATTGGTTGTACAATATTTAAGTGGTGCACAACCATCAGCATTCGCATCAATCACAGAAAGGGAAAACGATGATTAATATGCGTCCAATCGGCAAGAAAAACCTAATGTTCCGTAGAACAACTAATAGATATGCAAAGAAAGGTTCTATTAGTAACAACAAAGGTTACCTATCAATTGCCCGTGATTCATCATCAGGTAAATTCGTATCACGTTCTTCAACGGGTACGTCAATCTTTGATTGGCTCACCAAATGACACAACCTCTAATCTACATTGTGGCAACAAGTATAGTCTTAATATTATGTTCTCTATATTTATACCACATATGGTCTGATTGTCTGAACGAAAATTCAGTATTGACATGTATGAGAATGCTAAACAAATGAAGTACGCAGTAGAAATAGAAATAGAGCTCGGCGAGTATACTCTAGTACGGCCAATGAATGTATGGTCAGAATTTGATAAGCCGGCTCTATTCGACACCATGAAAGAAGCTCAAGCTGAAGCAAACAAATGGAACACAGGAGTTGTAATTGAATATCGCAGTTGAAAATGTTCAAATAGGCAATGCGCGTTACGACGTGTACGCTTCAATGCTCGAAGATGGACACATCATGTCTGATGATGAATATATTTGGGCAGAAGAATATCCCGAATGGCAAATCCGTAGTTTCTTCGCTAATCAAGGCGCAGAATGTACCTTGTCAGGATGGATACTTCAAGAAGCACTCGCAAGAGTTAACGCTAAATGGTATCAAGTAGAACGTTCACTTACTCGTACTCTCGATCCAGCATAAAAAAAAAGCCCCGGCCATCCATTACGGATAGTCGGGGTTTTTATTATTCCTCTGAGATTTGTTTCAAAGCTGCTTCCAACTCCTCATCAGACAACTCACTAGCATCAACCTCTTCAATCTTCTGATCGATACGTTGTAGCTTAGGTTGTTCAAACTCAGCAATTGACTTCAAAATCTCAACACCAGCGTCCACATCGCCTTCTTCAAGCTTCTGCATAGCAAGAACTCTTAATAACTCAACAGAACTAAAGTCATCACTTAGCTCTTCTCTTAACTCTTTCCAAGAATTAAGTGATAATTTTAATTGTTCTCTAGCAAGTCTATTAGCTTTCTTCTTAGCAGCTCCTAGTAATTGTGCTTCCTTTGCACTTTCACTATCCCAAGCTCCTGTAAGGTTACGTAAACTGTTAGGATGCATCTTAACTTTAGACATTGTATAAGTCCCTTTAGGTAGAGCTCTACTTAACGATTGTCCGCATTCGCGGCCAATTAACAAGAGCAAATTTTAAGTTTCTTCTAAAGGGACTTATACCCGAATATATCCCGAAAGGAAATAATATGGCAAAAATGACAGCTCTTAAAATACTAGAAGAAGCTGCCGCGCTAAAGCAACAGAAATCAAAAGATTATCAAGGTTCGCAGTTCGAAGAAGAAGACTACTTCCCATTCGGCGATCTTAGCTACATGCAAATGGTTCACACAAAGTATTTACGAATGCGCTCAGTGTTAGATCAAGAGCATACAAACTTCGAATCTCTTGAAGACTCACTGATTGATATGATAAACTACTGTGCGATGTGGGCAGCATACATAGTCAATAAGGAACAATCCGATGAATAACGATATTGCGTACCGCTTAATGAAAGCAGCGGTTGACGTAGGTTATGAATTGCAAGTATGGTACGAAGAAGATCACCTTTACCATAATCAACCTGCATACGAAGGTTACGATGAGGACAAAGCATGGCAAGAATGTAAAGCATGTGACTGTTCAACACTAATCCTATTAGAAAAAGGCAAGCAAGCTGCATGGGTATTCATCGTACACGGCAACGAATTCTACGAAACCATCAACGATTACTCAACAGGTAACAAGTGGCTCGACCAATGGTTATCAGATGAGCATGATAAAATTATGAAAGAAGAACTAAATGGCTGATATAGTACTTATTGTTTGTCTTCTCGTAGTAGTTGCAGGTACAACTGCAGCTCTAATGGAGATACGTCACATGAAGAAATCTATTAAGGAAATCTTAGGTGACGATGAGTAACATGGCGAGGGCGTAAAGCCCTCACCGATTTTTTATAAACCGACAAGACTTAACCGACAAGCGGTATGCGCCGCGGAAAGGCATTTTATGCGCGAAGTAATCACAGTTAATCAAAACTTCTTAAAGCATCGTGAAGAAAAGTTCAACCAATACAACCAGCGGGGTAGGACTGATCGTAAATTCCTAATGGATTTAGATGCAGAACTACTAGAGCACACTATGATCGAGAAAGGGAAATGGTTTGCTCACCCCTCATGGATGGTTGACTTCATGGATAAAGAAGGTAAAACTTACGATGTTAAATTCATCCGTGGATACTGGAATGTAAGCCGTGAGAAAACTCTAAACGTTATCAAGCAGCGCAACATACTAAACTATTTTATATTCTTCGAATGGGCTAGTAAACCTAACCGTCCACTCCAAGATAGTGATGAAGTAACAGTGAAACTAGTAAATACCTTAACTTACGATGAAGTGGCAGATAACCTAAGAAAATCTTATAAAGAACCAGATGGGTTCTATGTAGATGTAAGGAAATTATAATGCGTGTCAGAATTGGACCATACCGCAAGAACAGGGCAGTGAACATTGAGATTGAACCTCAAGACACTTGGAATATGGATATAACCCTATCCCACATAATACACCCAATGCTCATTCAGCTAAAGGAAACTAAGCATGGCGCGCCAATCGTTGACGAAGGTGACGTACCACTAGGCATGGGAATGTCAGAGGAAGCAAAGGCTAAGTTTAGTGAAACTGGTGAAGTAGATGGTCAGTTCCATGCGAGATGGGATTGGGTACTAGATGAGATGATCTGGGCATTTGCGGAGAAGATAACGTTATTTAATGCAGCGCATGAAGCTGCCACGCCTGAAAGGGAGGAGTATTATAAACGCATGTCGAATGGTTTTAGGTTGTTTGGTAAGTATTACGAAGCACTGTGGGACTAAATTAGAAAAATTAATAAGGAGAATTAATGATGGCAAAGAAACCAGGCTTATGGACAAATATACATAACAAAAGAAAACGCATCGCTGCGGGTTCTGGTGAGAAAATGCGTAAACCAGGCGCAAAAGGTGCTCCAACTGCTAAAGCACTAAAAGCATCTAAAAGCAAAAAGAAATGACAACAACAAAATACTTAATATACTCTATAGCAAACTGCCCGTTTTGTGATAAAGCTAAAGACTTGTTACGTTACAATCAAATGGGTTTTTATGACATCGCTGTAGACATGAAGAAGGACATAGCAGTAGACATAATATCTAAAACAGGGCTAAGAACTTGGCCTCAAATATTCATCAATGATACCTTCATTGGTGGATACACAGAACTAAAACAACATTTCGAAAGGAAAGTATATGAATAAAGAACTAATCAGCTACTCTAATTGGCCAACCACAATCCAAGCAATGCACGAGCAATTCAAAGTGCATAACTGGACATTAAACGCAGATAGTAGTAAACGTAAAGAACTAATGAAATTACGTATGCGCATGCTATCCGAAGAGTTTAATGAGACTGTACAAGCGTATCTACAAGGTGATGAAGAAGAATTTGTAGATGGTCTAATAGACCTATGCGTTATAGCCATTGGTACATTAGATATTGCTGATGTTGATGCTAATAAAGCATGGCAAGAAGTTATGAAGGCGAATATGAGCAAAGAAGTGGGTGTAAAGCCTGGACGTCCCAACACTTTAGGACTTCCCGATTTAATTAAGCCTTCTAATTGGAAAGGCCCAGACCACTCACGTAACACAGGCAACTTGAAGGACTATATATAATGACCAACCAATTTCTAGATTTTATAATGTGTATTAATCTCGGACTAACTGTTGGACTCTTATACGAAGCCTATAAAATAAAACAACAAATAATAAAGAGGTTTTAAATGTCAACACCTGAACGCGTAAAATCAACAATGAAGCGGCTTGGTTTATCCGGAGTAAATAAACCTAAGCGGACTCCTAACCATCCTACAAAGTCTCACGTAGTTATGGCGCACTCTAATGGAACTTATAAACTAATACGTTTCGGTGAGCAAGGCGCAAGCACAGCCGGTAAACCTAAATCTGGGGAGTCTGATAAGATGAAGAAGAAGCGCGCTTCATTCAAAGCGCGTCACAGGAAGAACATTTCAAAAGGACCGCTATCAGCAGCCTACTGGGCTAACAAGGTGAAATGGTGATGACACTAATATCTCACTTCCCTTTACCTAATATGCCATTCGATACTCATCAAAATATAATATTTGAACCAGGCAAAAGCGAAAAGATAGAAAGGGTTGATACAACTCATAAGGCAATCGATAAGAAAGCAGATGAGTATAGATATGAAAGTGTCTATGCTTATCATCCACATAATCAAAACAAACATCCACAAGGGAAACTTGTAGATTTTATAATAGCTTAAGAAAGGACTTGACATGCGTCTAGTCTACGATATAGAAACTGACGGGCTTCAAGCAAGTAAAATACATTGCATTGTAGCTTATAACTTAGATACAGATTACATTTACAAATATGCAGATGCAAAAGGCTACCACGGTAATATACAAGACGGTGTTAATCTTCTGTCTGGTGCTGAATTATTAGTCGGTCATAATATTATCGGCTTTGATAATAGAGTCGTTGATGATTTGTATAACACTAGTCTTAATGAGAAACGTGTATATGACACATGGGTTATGTCACAAACATTAAGATATAAGCGAAGCCACCGACATGGCCTTGCAGGCTGGGGCGAACACCTTGGAAATAAGAAGATTGATTTCGATGAATGGGAAAAGTTCACTCCAGAAATGATGAAGTATTGTGTGCAAGATGTTAAAGTTAACGTTGATATTTATAAACGACTGCTTGATGAGTACACAAAGATTTACAGTAAAAACCCTAAAATTAAAGAAGGACTACAAATAGAGCACGACACTGCGAAGTTTAACGCAGCGGTCAAAACTAAAGGCTGGAACTTCGATATTGTAAAAGCTCTTGAATCTCAAAAGCAAATGCAAGATCGAATGAAAATGATTGAGGATAAAGTTCATCCACTCCTAGGTACTCGCATTGTGTTCATCGATAAAGAACCCAAAACACCAAAATATAAGAAAGACGGAACGTACAATGCAAATACATGCCGCATACTCACTGAGCATCTTGGCTACACTGTCAAGCCTACTGATACCCACGTTATGGCTCCTGGTACTGAGTTTAGAAGAAGTCGAGAGGAACAGATTACACTCGGCTCCATGGAACTCGTCAAAGAATGGCTACTTAACAACGGTTGGAAACCAGATGAGTACCAAAAGAAGAAGATCGGGTTTGAATGGGTAACCACAGGTCCGAAATTAACTACAACTTCTCTGCAGAAGCAGGGTCCAATTGGAACTATGATAGATGAGTACTACACAATTCGAAATAGAGAAGCTGTTATCCGTGGGTGGATTGAGTCTCTTAGAGATAACCGCCTTCATGGTAACATGTGGACTATTGGCACACCAACTTTCCGTTGTAGGCATGAGGTCATTGTCAACCTTCCTGCGGTTACCGCGTCTTGGGGTAAAGCTCTTCGGGAACTTCTTATCGCAGATGATGGTCACGTTATCGTTGGCGCTGATTCTAGCGGTAACCAGCTACGTGGCTTGTGCCATTACGTATCCAATCCTAGTTTCACTCGTGAAGTTATTTACGGGGACCAACACCAACGAAACGCTGAATCTCTTGGCTGCAGCAGGCCTCTCGCCAAAAACTATCTTTACGCTTACCTATTTGGCGCTGGTGACGCTAAGTTGGGTCAAGTCCTTACAGGAAAAGCTAATGCCTCAGTAGGTAAAGCATCAAGAGTTAAGTTCGCTAAGGGTATTAAGGGTTTGGAAGAGTTGCGTAATAAACTCAGTAAAACGTGGAAGAATACTAGTTACTCCCAAGGAGATGGCTGGTTCCCTGCGTTGGATGGACGTCCAGTCTTTTGTCCTTCAGAACACCAAGCACTTAATTACTTACTGCAGTCTGCGGAAGGTATTACTTGTAAGGCAGCGCTCTCATACTCTATGAAGAAGATTAAAGAGGAAGGCTTGAGAGCTGAACCTCGTTTATTCTATCATGACGAGATAGCATACCAATCCCATCCTGATGATGCGGAAAGGGTTGGTGAAATCCTACAAGAATCATTTAAAGAAGCACCTAAATTATTCGGAGTTGAATGTATGGATGGTGGTGACTATGTAATAGGGAAGGATTATTCTGATGTTCACTGAGGACGCAATCATATTTTGTGATGCTGATAGTTTATTCTTTAGACCTGCTGCTGCAATTTCTAAAGATGGATTAAAGCGTAACTGGAAGAGCGATATTCGTAAAGCAATTAACCATACCATTAACACAATTAAACGTGAGTGCATGTCTGATAAGATTATGCACGCAGTAAAAGGTAAGGGTAATTTCAGACATGGTATATATAAGGATTATAAAGCAAACAGGAAAGAATTAAATGATGATCTACGTACAGCTCTTAATTATGGCCACGGTTATATGTGCGATAAACATGGCGCTGTTATGGCCGACGACATGGAAGCCGATGATTTGGTTTGTATCTGGGCTCACGAAGCTATTGAAGAAAACCAAGACTATTACATCGCAGGGATTGATAAGGATTTATTACAAATCCCAGGTAATCACTTCAACTTTGTCAAATCCTCTCACGTATATGTGGATCATGATGCTGGTCATCTTAACCTTATGCGGCAGTGTCTTACTGGAGATACCGCAGATAATATACCAGGAATAAAAGGCATTGGCCCTAAGAAAGCGGATAAAATACTTAACGGTATACCCTCCTCCCGTCAGTGGAGTAGGGTTCGCGCTGCTTGGCGAGGGCATAACGCCGGAGACCCAACAACTTCAAGACGTCTATTAGAATTGTTGACGTCCTGGGAGGAATATGAGACTATTAGAAGTAAGGCTGAAAGTGAAAGCGTTCAGCGCGAACAGGATGTACTACCGGGGGAAGAATAAAACCCGAGAGTATTTAGAGTACCAGAATGATATACGGGATGAGCTCACTGGAGTAGAATGGCCCTTTAAGGATAACCCCGTATCATTTTTCGTTGAAGTTGGTTTGTCTAATAAACGAGCTGATTTGGATAACGTATTGAAACCCTTCTTAGATACATTACAAAGAGTCTATGAAGAATTTAATGATTGTAGAGTTTACTATATAGAAGCTGTTAAACGTATCGTTCCTAAGGGGGAAGAGTTTATACACTTCTCAGTAGACCTACATTCATCAACCCACATACAAAGAAAGAATAAGGATGAAGACAAGTTGCAACAAGTGTCAGAGTAGTGACGCAGTTGAAGTATATGAAGATCACGAATATTGTTTCTCATGTAATACATATAACCCAAACAAAGGAAAAGTAGTGTCATTAGATGAATTACGCACCGATAGAAATCCTACTACATATTCCGCCATTAGTTCCTATAGGTCTTATCCTATTACTTCTCGCGGTATTTCACAACAGATTGTAGATTACTTCAATGTGAAAATGTCAGTAGATCAGGACGGAAAACCTGAATCTCACTACTACCCATACACACGCAATGGTGAGATTGTAGCTTATAAAGAACGTAAACTTCCTAAGGAGTTTAGAGTACATGGAGACTTCAAAAACACAGAACTCTTCGGACAAACACAGTGTGCCGGTAACAGGACTCTCGTTATTACAGAAGGAGAACTTGACGCACTTTCCGTTGCGGAGGCATGGCAGCAAACCAAAGGAAGAATTTTCCCTGTGGTTTCTTTACCTTCTGCTTCTGCTACCTCTCATGCTTTGGCTCAAAGGGATTGGCTTAATAATTTCGACTCAGTAATCTTAATGCTAGATAACGATGAAGCAGGTCAGAAAGCTACTAATTATCTAGGCAAAATGCTGAAGCCAGGTAAGGTAAGGATCGCTAAACTGAAACATAAAGATCCTAATGAAGTACTAATGAAGGAGGGCGCAAAGGCAATCTTGCAAGCGGTGTACGATGCAGCGCCGTGGTCTCCCTCAGGTATCGTTGTAGGTGAAGAGATATGGAATCAATTTGTCGCAAGGCAAAACGTTGAGTCAGTACCATATCCTAATTGTCTTTCTGGATTGAATGAAAAAATAAAGGGGATTAGACAAGGTGAAATTTCTCTATTTACGAGTGGTACTGGCTCTGGTAAAAGTACTGTTATTAAAGAGATCATTCTCAGTTTACTGGATACAACTGACGACAAGGTGGGCCTCATCTCTCTTGAAGAGAGTGTTGGAGACACAGCTGAAAAGTTTATCTCAATGCAACTCAAACGACCAATCAACGATCCTCCACCTCTATCTCAAGAGGAAATCAGAGCTGGATACGATCAAGTATTCGGAGACGAACGGTTGGTACTTCTCGACCACCAAGGATCAGTTGGAGACGACAGCCTCATCGATAAAATCGAATACATGGCCTTACTCGGTTGTAAATACTTGGTCCTCGACCACATCACAATCGCCGTCAGCGAAGGAAGTGAAGGTCTATCAGGTAACGAAGCTGTAGATAAAGTTATGTCTGACCTACTTAAAGTAGTTAAGAGACATAACGTATGGCTAGGTTTAATCTCCCACTTACGTAAAGCATCACCACAAGGTAAATCATTTGAGGAAGGTAAACTTGCTAGCATCGATGACATCAAGGGCTCAGGCTCTATCAAACAAATTAGCTTCGACATTATCGCTTTCGCACGTAACCTCGTTGCGGAAAACGAAACAGAGCGAAACACAATCCAATTCCGAGTACTCAAGTCCCGATTTACTGGACTTACAGGAAATGCCGGGTCAGCAATATACGACCCCTCCACCGCACGTCTTAAAGCGTCGGGTTCGTTCTCTATCGAAGCAGTTGACTTACGATGAGGCATACATGGAAGTGGCTGAGATCTTTGCAGGTCTCAGTCACGACGAACAAATTAGAGTTGGCTGCTGCATTGTACAAGAGGGTCAGATTCTCTCTCAAGGTTGGAACGGAATGCCCTCAGGGATGGATAATAATACTCGCGACGGGGAAGGACTTACGAAACCTGAAGTAATCCATGCCGAGGTAAACGCTTTAATGAAGCTAGCTAGGAACGGAGGTCGCGCTGCAGGAGCCACCGTTTACGTTACATATAGCCCTTGCTATAGCTGCGCAGGATTACTGTTGCAAGCAGGAGTTACACGTGTAGTGTATAATAACTTATACGATAAGAAAGCAGTAAAATTCTTAAAAGAAAGAGGAGTTAAAGTTGACTGCATTAAACCGAGTAACCGATCATCTTCGGGAAAAGATAAGGAAAGTAAATCCTAAAAATCCCAAAGCTAATTCCGGTGCTGTTCTTCTGCGGCTGCATAAAACTTGGGAAGAGGATATTGACAAGTTCGTCAGTATCTCCTTCTCAATAATCCAATTTCAATTCTCGAGGACAAGCTCTGACTCTCCAGCAGGGACGGCTAAGCTTACAGCTACGTCTATGCTTATTGGTCAAGCAATATCTACGCGTATCCAACGAGAACCATTACCTTGGAATATGCAAGTTCGATTAGGTGATTTGTTTATTGAAGCATATAAAGTTAATAACTTAATCGAGTTATACTACCCGAAAGTACGGGATAGCTCCTACATTATATCCGCAACCTCTGATTGGGCTATTTTAGGAGACATTCCAGAAACACGGGAACGTATAAACCTTATTGGAACCTCACGGAACCGCCCTCCCCTTATTAGGAAGTCAACCCAGTCAGTCTCTGATAGGACTATCCATGTTGTGAAGAATAGCCAGGACGAGTTTGACATTAACAAGCCTTGGGTTAGAGCGATTAATAAATTGCAACGGACTGGGTGGAGGATTAATCGTAGAGTATTAGATGCTCTGCTAGACAATGAAGACTTCTTCGTATCCTATAATCCCATTGAGGATAATGATGCGAAAGAACAGAAACGTAGAAGCAAATGTATTGAATGGTATTTCATAACGGAGAAGGCTAAGAAGCTTAAAGATGCTGATGTATTCTATCAGTATTTAGAAGCGGATTATAGAAGTAGACTATATTATAGTGAACCTTTCTTAAACTTTCAAGGATCTGATTTAGCTAGAGGATTATTGAAGTTTGCGAGAGGTAAACCAATGACCGATGAAGGTCTACAATGGTTAGCTATACACACAGCGACTTCATTCAACATGTCCTACTCTATAGATGAAATACCAGAGTGGTGCAGCACAGACTACAAAACGTACTTAAAAGATGAAGGTCTAGATAATATCTCAGTAGACAAAATGGTTATACAAGATAGAATCCAATGGACTAATGAATATATGGATGAGATAATGCAAGCAGGTAGAGCTGCTAGTTTCTCAGAAGACGCAGAGAAGCCGGTGGCTTTTCTCGCAACTTGTATAGAGTGGTACGATTATTCAATTGCCCGTGAGCAAAATAGAATATTCATGACCCACCTACCTATACCGATCGATGGTTCTAATAACGGATGGCAGCACTTAGGTGCTATATCTAAAGACCCACAGACAGGTAAACTTGTTGGTCTAATACCTACAGATATTCAACAAGACTTCTACGTGCAAACCGCAAAGGAGCTTATCAACCTCAATGAGGATGAGGAAATACAAGGTAAGCTCGACACCATGCCGATGAAGCACATCCGTAAAGGCATTAGTAAGAGAGGCTCGATGACTCGAGCATACTCAGCTGGTGCTGGTAAGATCGCAGAGAATATGTTCTTCGATTGTAAAGCAGATGACTTCCATATAACATACGACATCACAGAGGATAATTGCAAGAGCCTCGCAAAGACTTTGATTAGAGCGATTGATAACGTATGCCCAGGTCCATTATCTACTATGAGTTACTTCCAAAATCTCGCTGCGTTTGAGATAGGTAAGTATGAACGCGTAGGCCCTGATGGAGAAAAGGCTGGTAAAGAATACGATACTATTAAAGCTAGGTATAAAGAACTATACATCCAGGAAGACAAGACTGACGAAGAGTTAGACGAGTTGGATGAGCTGAAGAAGCAGCTAAATAGTTATACAAGTGTTAAGGTTTACGGTAACGGATCAGATACACTTTCATGGGTAACACCCTCAGGATTCAAAGTCCATTACGAAAACTGGATTATGCGATCAGCTAAAACTAGAGGTAGTATTGATGGAAAGCAGATAAAACATGTGGCGCAAGTCCCAAGTAGAATGCCGGACATAAGAGGATTTATGAGGGGTGTATCACCTAACTTCGTCCACTCACTAGACGCAAGCCACATGGCACTCGTTATAGATGAATGGAATGAAGACTTTGGTGCAGTGCATGACTCATTCTCAACCCACGCATGTGATGTGGATAAACTCCTATCACTAACTAAGAGCGTATTCATTAGGATGTACGATGTGGATAACTTCTACAACTACATTCAAGATCAATTAGTAACAAACCAATCAGAGTTAGATGTTGAGCAACCTACCATAGGCTCACTTGATATATCTGATATAGAGAAATCGGAGTATTTCTTTGCATGAGTAAAAAATCTTATAATTATTTAGCGCTACGCGGCGCCAATGTGGATGACATGGAATATGTTGAGGAGTTTGGATTACCTGAGGACGTAGCCTACACTCCACGCATTAATGATGTTATGCTTAAACGTGTGTATGATGAGAACATAGCTGAAGGTGTTAGCGAAGAAATTGCTACACAAAACTTCAACACAGCGAAGCGTGACATCAAAGAACTGCTTGCCAAGAATGGTATGCTTAAATAAAAAAAAAGTGCCCTACTTAGATCCGTAATGGACCTGAGTAGGGCTATTTTTTTTGTCTCACCTTAGAGATTAGTGAGCGTAATACTGATAGACTGGAACGCCTAATTCTTTTATTTTTTCTTTTAACTTCTTCTTGTTACTCTCAGTGTGAGCTATTGCTTGGTCAAATTGATTACTTAATTTACTTGCTCCAGCATCCACATCTTTACTAGATCCTAGATCATAGTGGGCTTGAGCTTGTAATATAAAATTAGTAAATACTCTAAGCTGCTCCCAAGTAGCTTCTCCTTCTGCAGGAGCGTTAGCAACATTATATCCTACATTGGACATCATAACTTTAATTTTGCTAGCAAGCTTCCAAAGTCTTGGATTGAAGCCATCTTCATCTGTATGCGAAGGAGGGATTATAAGCATTTTACTTATCTTATTAACAAAAGGTTTTTGACTAGGCTCACCTTTAGCGTTAGGCTCTAGACTAAGCATATAATCCATAAACATTCTCTCTGTTCGAGAAAGTTTATCTTTAGGATCTCGACCTTTATTCTTTTTATTCCAAGCATTAACTGCTTTTTGAGTAGCCTCTTTAGTTTCTTTAAGATAAGACCATTCAGTAGAAGCTTTAAGCCAGTTAGCATTTACTTCTTCCAATATAGTATCATACCCATTAACATCCATCTTAAACGCATCATAAATAGTTAGCATATATGGGTTGCCACCGGAGTTGTATTTAAGTTTACTCCAGCTTTTTCCAGAAGAAGACATGGCTACAGTTGCAGCATCAAGAGATTGAACAGGAGCTGGTAAAGAACCACCATACACGTACTCTCCAGGGATATTTGTAATATTCCCGTCATCATCTGTACGAGTTCTAGCAGCAGCAGCGGTAAGTTTAGAATCGTAATGCATAACCTTAGATACATTCCTTACTTTACCACCAGCAGCTTCTTGTAGCTTATCAAAGATAACTACATTATCTGTCTCAAAGTCTCCTGTGTTTTCATATCCACCTAGTATAAGGTCCATACCTGTATAGCTCTTAATAATTAAAGGCGAATCTATAGTCGCATGGACTATTGCAGAAGCCCGCATTAAACGTCTAGCATTGACAGCTTCAGATGATATAACACCTACAAGAGCTGCACCGTACTTATTCATTAAAAGATCTTTAGCTACTTTGTCTTGCGACAGTTTAGATTTCTTTATCAATCTATCTAAATTATCTGCAAAGTCTTTATCTTGTACAGCCAGTTCATCCATTAGATCAGACATAGCAAAAGCAAAGCTATTAATTTCTTTACCATAACCAAATGTCATAGTCGTCATCTTGTTTAACCCGCGATCACTATAAATCTCCCTAGCTACAAAATTAAGTTCGCCGATAAAAGCTTCTGTGTTACCATCCCAACCTTCGGTTATAGAGGATAGAGCAAGTTCTTTGAGTTGATCTCGCACATCACCTTCATCAAGAAGGTTTTCAGTGCCTAACCTAAGAACACCTGTTCGAAACGCAGTAGGAATATATCCCATCTGCATAGCGTTAGATGCAGTGCCATTAGTCTTACCATCGATGTAAGCGTTAATACTTGTTCTAAAGTCCTTACCTGCTTTCATCGCGTCTACATAATCCACGAAGTCAATCAACGCGTCCATATAATGTGGACCGTCTTCGCCTTTACTTTGTATAGCATCGATAAGATCCTTATCATTCGTAGGATCAAGAGCGAGAGGTTGAACTTTAGGGAATGCTGGATCAGAAAATGGTAACCCTTTCGAGATAGCTTCTGATACTGCTTCGTACTCTTCGTTCGTCATAGTTAGAACTTGCTTAAGCCTTTCACCCCATTGTTTTAGTTTTGGGGTTGCAACGGTTAAAGCGCTATCTCTAGCATCTGGTAAAAGAGAATCAGCTCCATTCATAGGTGAGCCACTAATGCTGTCGTTAAGTAATAACGTATAGATCTGTCTTAAATTACGTTCTTGTCTACTACCCTTCTTAACTACTGCAGGTGTTGCATTTTTAGTTACAAACCTAACAAGCTTAGATGTTACTGGATTGAAGTAAGTTTGCTGAGGTGTGAGGCGTCCATTAAAAGACTGTACATTGTATGTTAGGTAATTAGCACCCTTTCTATTCTGTGCAATAGACTGTGCCTCTTGCGCAATCTTAAATCTCAACTTAGCCATATTCTCTTGTGGATCATATACACCGTTGAGTTTAATAAACTTATCTAATTCTCCTCGAGCTTCAGCTTCTTTAGCCTTTCTTTGATAACCTCTCTGCGCACCAAGAAAGTCATTCATTTTATCTTGGCCTATGCTATAGATGTCAGCCATCCAAGATGAAGATGAGTTTGTGGCAAGCACTGGTAAAAGAGTTTGATACATAATGCGTGCACGTCTATTATCTACAACATGCGGTACTGTAGATAAATTCCTAGCAGCTTGAGCTATCTCTTTACCAAGTCTTATGTTTCCAACTCTGCCAGATATATCTTTTACTACTGTTGCACCTACATCTCCCGGTAATTTACCTTCTGGTAAAGGTATTTTAGAAGGCTGTACAATAGTTTTATTAAAGAACTTAGTACGCTCAAGAGTATTCCTCGCTAGCTTTGTTTGTCCTTCATCAGTAATACGATACGTAGCCTGCTCTTTCTCGTTGCCAGGGATAATCTCAATCATATCAGGATTATTGCGAGCCCATATTTCTTTCATAGCTTGCCCAAGAATTTCAGCTTCTTCTCTTGGTAAAGCTCTTTCAGGAATCGTAGGATCTGCAGATGCTTCACCTTTTAATCGTTGATACTCTTGGTATACCTTGTTACCGACCTTTGCATTATTCTTTGCACGAGTTACTTCAAGAGTTAACGGTTTTTGGTATTGTTCGTCAAACTTTGAGGTTTTCATTACTTCTTTTAAAGGATCTGATTCAGCTTCTTCTTCATTAAGCATAATTTCAGAAAAATCGTTTTCAACAACAAGCGCACCAACACCCATTAAAGCAGGATCAGCTTTATAAGAAAGCTTATCAGGCGTAAAGCCTAAATCTTCAGGTTGCTTTTCGACTACTGCTCCAAGCTTATGTAAGACTTTACTCATTGCAGAAGTAGTTTCACCTTGAGGATCAGCTTGCACTGTAAACCCAATACCATTTTTATTATTAATAATATCAGTCGCGCGAGTCTTCATCCCACCATCTGATTGGTTAGTTTGTAAAGGTAACGAGTTAGCATTTTGAGCTGAACTATTATATTGCCATTTATCCGGCCCGGTTTCCATGCGTTGTTTTTGTTTAAACGAAGGTATAGATTGTCTTTCTATTTCTTCTATAAAAGAACTATCAGGATTTACTATAGGTTGGGCAGGTGCAGACACAGAATCTTCTGGATTTTCAGGTGTACTTAACTGCGTCGTAGTTGGAGCTCTAACTTCCGTTGCTTGCTCTTGCTCAGATATGGCTTGCTCTTGCTCAGATATGGCTTGCTCTTGCTCAGGCATACCACGTAAGTTTTCAAGCCAAGAAGGTACAGCTTTAGCGTAATCTAATGCTGTCTCAGAGGGTAACTCTACCCCCTGAGGAATCTTCTTATCCTGTGCAGCACTAATACTACCTGCTACTGTTGCTCTAGCCATTACTGTTCTCCATTATAATTCCATCCGGAAAGATTACTTGCAAGCTTCTTATTAAGCTCTGTGAATGGACCAAGAAACGGAGTTGTCTTTAGCCCTTGATATGCTGCTCTTTCTATGTCACCTTCAATCACGCTTCCACCTACTCTACCAAGACGTTTAACAGTGCTTAGTGCAGGTGATTCGCCAACTGATGTATTAAAGAACCACTCTCCCGCTCCATCAGAGCGTTGCTCATAGATCGGAAAGAACTGCTCTATAACTCTCTCACCAGTGCCAAGCAATCCGCTTGACATGACACCTCTTTGAATAATCTCAGCATCATCTAAGTACGGAGACTTTTGACCATACTTAATAAGGTCTTTTAAGTATTGAGATGCGAAGCCTAGCATAATCATAGTAGTCATAGTAGCAAACGCATTGTACTTCATAGCGGGAGTACCACGCTTAACGTATTCACCCCATAGCTTTGGTATATGGTTTGCTGTGAAGGTAGCCATAAAACCCTGGAATTGAGTGAAGAGAGCGAATCGAGGATCTTGGTAGATCATAGGTCTGTTAGCAGATTGTGGAAGCGCAACAGCATCATTGATGAATGTGAATGTTGCTTCACGAGTTGAGTCGTTCCAAAAGTTTAAATCCGCTTCATTCAAGACGTAACCAGAATCTAAAAGTTTAGATACTCTTACAAACTCATCTACGTCAATACCTAAATTACGCAAGGCTTCATCAGCCTCTTGCTG